CAAAAAGGCCCGATCATCCAATCACTCGGATGTCGGGCTCTTTTCTTCCTTCGCTCGGCTTCTCTAGTCTTTGATGCCTTTGTACAGCTCCATCGCCTGCCGCGCAGTAAGTATTCGCAACGCCACCTGCATATCAATCTGCTCTCTCTTCTGCTCCGGGCTATACATCTCATTGAGCTTAATCGAGTTGATCATCCCAGAGATCGCGTCCATGTCCCTCTTGTAACTAGCGATCATCTCATACTGTGGAATCTTATCGCCATGCTTCGCCATGATATTCATCCATCTATCAGGACGATTGTTCTTTGATGCGTTCTCCAGTGATCCAAGCACCTGCTGTGCCTTTCCTACTTCATCGTAGAACTGATTGACATACTTGATACCGGCTTTTGATACATCAGTCTTTTTAACTCCAGGAATCAGTGTATATCCGTTGAAGGTTGCAGGCTTAGCTGTTTGTCCTTCGAACACATAATCATCCGCAAGATTGAAGGCTTGATAAATCGGACCGACCATGAAGGTCTTAAAGATATTCTCGACCTTTCCTGCGCTAATTCCGGTTGCTTCAGCCACAAGTCGTGACGACTCGCTTGCCTGCATATCGCCTTGATCCTCGGGCAGCAGTCCAGCCCGTGACCTCGGTATGATCGCCGTCGCGCCCTGAAACGGATCAACTCTCTGACCAGTATACAGCGGCAACACCGCATTGGCCGTCAACGGTAGAACATTCGGTACAGTCTCGCCAAGCACAGCGCGACCGATCTTACTAAGAGTCTCCGTATCCCCACTATTCTGAAGCTCATCAAGTATCGTCTCAATTGGCGTCATGAACATCGCGCCATAGAGAAAGGGCTTGCGGAAGGAATAGACTTGACTTTCATCAAACGGGTTCCGCATAAAGACGTAGTTCTTACCGCTTGGATCTTGGCGCAGATCCCGTAGCTGTTCATCATCCTGCTGAAGGAACCATAATGCAGCGGTTGGGACAGACAACAATCCCGCCGCTTTCCCCGCAGCCATCGCAGCACTCGCCGGACTTTTCGTAAAGTTCTCCAGCATCCTCGCATTCGCCTGAAGTGGATAGTTGAAGAAATTCACATACCGTGCATACGCTGCGGTCTTCGCACCTGCCTTATATGGATCACCAAGAACAGTATTGTAGATAGAGGCGGCTTCAGGATACGATGCACCATTCTCTAATGCTCTTAGGGAAGATGCAGCACTAACCGCATTCGCCAAATCCCCCGCAAGCTTCTCTGCAAATCTCACAGGATGTGCAAGATGCAGATCCATCCCTTTCTTAGTTCCAAGTTCGATTAAGTCTTTCGTCGAATGCGCCTGCATCTCCGCTGCGGGATTTGCACCTCTGAATCCCTTTCCTGCACCATAGGCTTCTAGTTGCAACAACCGAGGATCATCTGTAAGATTCGCCTTCAGCCCTTTGCCGATGTCACTAAGCAATGAGAAGGGATTCCGGAGTACATTCATCTGCTCACCAAGATTCGACCTTGCTTCAAGCGCATCGAACAGCGGGCCAGCGCCGAAGACATCGCGGAAGTACGAATAGGATACACCAATCCCTTTTTCAACTCTTTGTGCACCTTTCAATACTGGATTAGTGATTGGAGTTGCGCGACTCTGCATAAGATCCAAACTCTTCGCAAGCTCATCACTTAGCTCAACCCGTACCGGCCCAGTCTCCATTCGAATCACAAACGACTTCGCTCCCTTTGGCGGAACATACATCGCTTCGGCCAAAGACACTCGAATCGTCTCTGGAATATCATTCGGCAAACTCTTAACGATCCTTTTAATCTCTTCATCAGGATCACCATACTTTTTAATCTTCACATGATGACGAAGATCTGCTGATGGATCATTTGTTGCATCAATTACCATTTCACGAATGATCTTGCTTCGCTCTCCGTTGTAGACGATTGAGCGAATGTTGTCGCTGAGCGTTGAGTATAGATCAGCGATCTTCTTGGTTGACTTTACCTCTCCGCGCGCCTTAGTCATCCCCATCCCAGCATTACCAAAGGATGACCTTGAAAGCGGCGCATAAGAAGGATTCAGTCTCATTTGATCAGCGAAGTCCTTTGAAACTAGATTATATCCTTCCAGCATATCAACCATGCCTTGTGTCAACGGCTGATAAACTTCTTCGTAAGCTTTTGTGACTTGAGGATGATCAAATTTATACGCATCAACAAGATCTCGTGCCTCTGCATACTCGATTGGAGTAGTCGCTGACTGTCGACCAAGCACTTGCTGAGAATGTGCATACATCTGAAGTCGTTGAGCAGATGCTGCATCTCCGCCAGCAGCCTTTAGAAGAGTAGGCAAACTAGCCGCCCCTTCGACATAATCATTCCCTTGTGGAATGAAGAGCCTGTCTGTCACAGCTATTTGCTGCCGCCGTCCAATCCGCAGAAACTTACTCGCCATATCATATGCGTCCTCACTAACTTCTTTGATCGGCTGGAGAAAGTCAAGCACGGCATTCTTTGTCTTCTTCGCTGATGTATTCAACAGGTAATGCTTGTTCAATCTTGCAATCTGCGCATCACGATTGTCGAAGTCCATGTGCTTTGCTACGCCCTTCTCTGCTTCACTAAGTCCAGCGTCAGGAATGCGAGGGAACTTACTTACAAGTCCCATCGCATACGGATCACTAGGAATGTCAACAGGGATGTAGGGATGCGTAGACTGAACGCCAGATCCAGCCAGTTCAGGAATCGTAAAGGTCTTATTCCCTTGAAGCGTCATGTCAAAGTTCTTTGCACCACTAAACCCTCTTAACATCGACCCAAGTGCATTCGACCCAACGTTCTGTACGAATCCTTCTTTCGTTCCAAGTGCAGCAGGATTTGTTGCGGCAGTAACAAGCATACCAGTGGCAACTTCTTGCGGCACGCCAGCCACAATCGCCTTGATCACACTCTCAGTCTTCGTCGCACCCGGAGATGTGATTCCTGACAATAAGGCTTTTGCCACTGGACTCTTCACTGCATTTGCTGCTGCCTTTCCTGCAATGCCAAGCCCTGCCGATGCTGCGCCATACAGCGGCAATTCAGCTACCATCTGCCCGCCCATCCGCCCAACCTTCTGAAACCCACTTACTTGCTCACTAAGCTCTTCCCTTGACATTAGGTCTTGCGCCACTTCAGCAATACCACCAAGTCCCTGACTTGCCTTAGCAGCAGTAAGCAAGTTCTGCAACCCTCTCTTTCCACCTTCAACCACACCTTTTCCAAGATCTGCAAGACTCGCATATCCACCCTTCGCCTTCCTCTCCTCCACCACTGGCTGAGAAAGAAACGTCTTCAACGAAGATTGGGGCTCCACTGTGTTAGCTGAAGCCCCAAGATCTGCGAATGGGTCTTGAATCAAGTCTGCAAACGGGTCAATCCGTGGACCAGTCATCCTTTCACCTTAATAGTTGGTGCCTTTTTGCTGCTATATTTGGCACGAAGATACGCCTTTGTCTCTTCAGTCAAGCTTGGCGAGGCTAGAGCCTGATCTAGTGTTGCTTGCCCAGAATCAATTCTCTGAATCGCAGCCTTAGCTTGTGGCGTTTCATTCATCGCCGCAGCCTCTTGACTCTGCTTCATCATCTCAGGCAGCTTCTCCAGCACCTTTTTCTGTGCATCAGCATAAAACTTCGCTTCTTCTTTCGCATCCATCTTCGCCGCCTGAAGCTGCTGATACCTTTCAATCGCTGCTGGATTAATACTCTTAGCCATCTTCTTCTGCTGTTCTGGACTTGACTTGAGATACATCGCGAACATGTTGTCTTGTTGCAGCATTGTCACAATTTCTCGATCAGCGTCCATGACCTTGTTGTTCTTCTCAGCAACAGCAGAGCCAAAGATTCGTGCGCGATCAAGCAAAGCATCAGGAGTAGTCCCAGCGGTTCTCTCTTTCATCAACGACCGCTCAGCCGCAGTCCTACGCCCAAGCATGTCAATATCCTCATCATGCGCCATCCGTTTCCTACGTGTCTCAACTGCTTCTTTGAGTACAAGCTCAGCAGGACTCCCTTCTATTCGCTTAAGCGCAAGAGGATTCGCAGATCCCTTAATAACCTGATCTGCAAGTCGCTCAAGATTTACATCACTAAGCTCAGGATACTGATCCCAACTCTGTTTCTGTAACGCCTCTGCCTCATCAAGTCGCTTTAGTGAAAATCTATCCTTTGCAATCGCTTGTTCGTTTCGTGTGACTTGTTGACTTGCGATTACATCAGCTTGTTCTCTCTCCTTCGCTTGTCGATCAATGTCAGCTTGTACAACAGTGCCGACTTCACGCGCATCAGCGATGGCCTTTTGTTGATCAGTGAGTCCACCACGAATCGCCGCGATTCGTTCTCTCTCCGCGCGCTTCGCACCAACCCCAATCTTCGCGAGTGGATTCTTATTCTTCGCTCCTAGCGCTTTACTAAAGGTCTCTCTCTGTCCATCATCCATATCCGCAATCACATTCACCAGATTTGGATCTTGTTGTGCCATCTGATTGAATGTTTGTTGTGCATAAAAGTCTGGCGCGATGCCTTGTGCGATACTTTGAAAGAAGGACTGAAGTCCGCGCTGTGTATTCGGATTCTCAGACCACGATGGAATGTATGCCATAATTGTCCTATGTGTGTTGGATTGTTATTGGCTCAACCGCCCCATCGTATCGCGTTACCGCCGCCGCCAGATCCACCATTGCCGCCGCCTCGATTACTCATCCACCCACCAATCGCTTGTCCTGCAATCGGCAACGCTGCACCAAGCACACCACCCAATGCACTACCCTGTTGATTCGTCTGAGTATTCCGCCCTTCGATCCCAATCCCTGTGCTCTGTCCAAGAGCTTGCAGCAAGGATTGTAGCGCCATCTGCTGATTCTGATTCGCAAGCTGATTATTATTCTGCCCCATGCCTAGCATCTCCAAAAAGCGATTCTGATTGTTCTGATAGTTGTTCGAGTTCAGAACATTCGTATTCCCTTGTTGGTTCGCAAGTTGATTCTGGTTCGTTAGATTAAAGTCGTTTTGATTTCGACTCGCTTCTAGAGAATTCAGATTGTTATTCTGCATCGCGCTGTTATTCAGAGTTTGCGCGTTCACTCCAAATGTGTTACCAAGTCCTTGATTCTCAAGCAGTGCGCGGATATCAGCAAGAGATCTGTTGTTTGTTTGTTCAGCATTGAACGTGCTTTGATCTTGGCGCTGGCCAGCAGTAAACTGTTGGTTCTGGAAATCTTGTCCACGTCCAAGTCCAGCAGCTTGAAGCAAGGAAGACATCAACTGATTGTTCTGACCTTGACCATTCACCATCGCTTGAAGATTCGCGATATTCGCCTGTGTCGAGTTCCCCGCATTGGCTATTCCAACTTGAGCGTCCTGTCCTCGACTGGTGAGTCCGACATTTGCCCTCGTCCCTCTTTCGGCAAGATCTTGTTGCTGGAGACCTTCAAGTGCTTTCTGCAAAGCGACTGTTTGATCTGCGCTCGCTGCTGATTGAAGATTGCTGTTTGCAAGCTGCGCACCCGATCCAATAGCTCCAGCTCCCATTGCGCCAAATCGAGCATTGTTCGCAGCCGTCGCTTCTGTAAGTGCTCTAGCTTGCTGAGTTTTGAGCGCATTGAAGTATGGATTGTTCATGTCGAACACTGTTGCGGCATCAAGAGCAATGCCGGGGCCAATAGATGCTTGTCCAGCAGCGGCTGAGCCGACGTTCCCGTTCTGTCCTGTCATCTGCTGACCACGACCAAGCAATGACGAAAGTACATCTGTATACTGTGATCCGGCAGCTTGAGGATTAAACGAACTCAGCGCTGTTTGATTCACGCCGGATAGATCAGCCATTCCGGTTTGACCTTGACCAAAGTTCGTATTCAGATTATTCGTTTGTCCCTGCACATACTGTTGACTAGTGTAGGGGTTTTGATAATTCTGCCCAAACTGACTAGCACCTTGCCCGATCCCCGATGCAATCTGCGCATTCGCGCCACTCGGATCAATCACTTGACCGTTTAACATATTGTTAAAGGCATTGGTGAAGGGTGATCCGTTTTGATTGAAGGAGGATGGGAGATTCGGGCCGACACCGAGACCAGATGTCGCCGCGCCATTCTGCCCTCCACCACCTGTAAACGATCCATCAGGATTAAATCTATAGCCTGCACGTTCAGCAGCAGAGATTTGCTGACTGTTCATCTGACCGCCTCCACTAATAGGAGAGCCGCCGAAATGAGTATTACCACCACCCATCCTAGATTGAAACTGTCCGCCACCATTCACATTCCCTGTCAACTGACTCATGAGCCATGATTGAAACTCATTGGCCACAGGAGTTGCCGCACCTCCACCACTTGTCGTCGATACCGTCTTCGCGCCCATACCCTATCCCCCGCTCGTCAGAAGTTTCTTATTAATCATCGCGTATCGTGATTCATCATACCATGCATCCTTCCACTGTGCAGAGGCGAGCTTCTTTCCTTCGTAAATCCCGCCGCACTCGATGACAAACTGGTGCACCTTGGCGTTTACATACTTTGGGATTGTGATATTGAGTCTACGAAACCCAAAGTGATCCATGGTCAGTTGCACCATCTTGCGCACAAGCTGCTTTTTGTTATCAATTCGCCGGTCGAAGAAGGTGAAGTGTGCGTCAGCCTCGTGTTGATAGATGTTCGTCAGATAAAAGACGCCTGTCTTCAAATCATCAACTGCCCAAAAGATCCCGTTCATAATCGGATCATCATGAGGGTAGGAGAATTGCATGAAGATGCGTACAAAATCTTCCGGCCCACTCAGCTTCCGCCCAAACACAACTTCAAACGGCGCCATCTTTTCATACAACGCGTTAAGACTCGCGACGCTAATCGGATATGGTGCGACGGTATAGTCCCGTCTGCTCGATCGAATAAGAACGCTATCCATCATTTCTCTCTTGTATCTGTAGTCTGAATGCCAAGGATTCTGTACTCAAGTACTTCAAACGACCCGATTGTTGATGAGAGTTTCCATACGTATTCGGAGGTCGTGATGTTTTTGTAGCAGGTGAGGATCTTGCGCTGGCCGATGTCGGTGGCGGAAATGGTGATGGTCTTATATGTTTCAAATGTCTTCCCACCATTTCTCGAAAAGAGCACATCAAAAGTCCCCTCTCTCTTTGGCCGATACTTCAACAAGAACTTAGTTACCGAAATGTTCTGCTTCTGAAGCTCGAAGATCTTAGAGACAAGGTCAGCCGTAAACGCCACTCCATTATCCGTATCCATCGATGAGTCATCTTGCAACAACACTCCATCCTTCAATCCATACGTAATCGTCGACGGGCTCACATCTATATCGCTCAAATCATCATACACTCCGATAAGATCGTCATAGACGCCGACTAGATCATCATAAACAAGTTCGCCTAGAATCTCGTCAATAGGAAAAACACCATTAACCAAATACCGCTCATCCTTCACCCAAGTCGCTGTGTCATAGTCGAATACATACACAATAGTAGTAGTGCTACTATCGCTAGGGATGCAAAGATGATAGCGATTTCCTTTCGGGTCGAATGAGCCTTGAAGTGTGAGATTGTCCGTGATAATTCCATCTGTCCCCCCAAGATCCTTGCGTATTGCAGTTCCAATAGGCACCGGAGAATTACCAATCTCGAACGTATAGACTTGATTCGATCGGTAGTCATACCATGCGATGCCGTTGGAGGTTTGGGCGGCAGAGTCTGGCGAGTCACAGCCGACGTTGGGATATGACGCAGTAAACTGAAATGGCAATGTCGCTACTGGCCGCTTCGTCGCAGTCCATAAACTTCGCTCTCGCAGGATCAACATCACAGAGGCGAATCCGAAGAGTCCGGTGATTTCATCGCTGAAGTCGCCTTGACCTTCTACCAGTGCGACATTTCCAGCGGAGATGTCAACCAGTGCGCTCCACTCGGCGAAGTTCAGATCCCCGCTCCAGCCAACCTGTGTCGGATTAGGCGAAGTGGTATCAAACAGATTCGCCCCGATGATTCGATTGAAGAATCCGCAGATGTATTTGTACTTCGGCGCATTGCCAAGGTCAGCATAGGTATCCGCGGTGAAGTTAATCTCTTGAATCTCATCGGTGCCGGATGTAAAGAAGAATCGGTCGTTGATCGCGAGAGTCTTCTGTCTCTGATTGACAATGAAGCCAGCACCAGTGATTTCTTCCCATGACGCAGGCGCCCTTCTCCATATCTCATCCTTGTCAAATCGCACAAAGATCGCAGTCCCATCGAATCGTGCAAAGCGCACGACGTTGAGAATCGGATTGACATTAGGAATCGCACCCTGCGGTGCAAAGGCATCATCACTACTCCCCTCACGCGAGAAGACAATATCGCCATAAATCCGCATATTCGTTGCGGATTGGGTCTGATCAGGCTTGAGATCAGCAGGATCAAACCATGTATTAATCCCACCACTCGCCTTCTCAGAGAACATCTCGACGTCCTCTTCAGTCACCTGAGTTGCCCCGCCAAGCTTATTCCCTATCGGTCTTCCCACAAGATTCGCCATTATGCGTTCTCGATCCAGACGTTGTTGAACAGCGTGAAGGTATAGACTTTGTTGACAAGGAGAAGCTTATCTACGCCTGTGTTTGTTTTGATACTGGCGCCGAAGTCAAGGGTTGTCTGCCCGTCGCCAAGGATCTTGATCTCCTGCCCCTCTTGTCCATGCGTGAAGTTCGTCACGAGAGTTGGCGCGCTATTATTAAAGAGCAATCGCGTACGATTCAACACCGATGGAATCAGGGCGCCAAAGGGAACTGGCGAAATCGGACTCTCAATCAATTCCGTAAACGTCACTGGCGAACGAAAGACGACAGGATCTTCAACCACGATCTCTTCATTCTTAATCGTCGCGAGATCTGTACGTGTGTCGCTGCTCATGATTGATTAAGATTAAGAGGGGAATAAAGGATCAGCCGCGCTTCCACGGCCAGACGAATGGCCCACTACCAACAGCGAGGCGCAGGATGATTAAGACCAAGGCCACCGCCCCAAGCACCAACACTACATTCATCGAAACTGTCGGAATCCACACCCCCAACAGCCAAAGAATCGCCACAACGACTAGCGCAACAACAATGATAGTATCTAACATCTTACTCCTCCTTGTCTTTACGAGACACACTGCGAATCTCGATGCCGAGGTGGCGCGAGAATCCAATGCGCAGCTCTGTCAGCAGTCGTTCTACCTCTTTGAATCTTGATCTAAGTCCATTCTCCCCATCCTGCCCAACCAGTGTCGTATTCATCGTCTCGACCTTCTTATCCAGTCGATTCAACTTATCATCCTGCTTATCCATGCGTTTGACGAGATAGACGCCATAGGGAATAATCAGCGTATTCACAACCCATTTAAGAACTTCAAACCCATCAGACACTGCCGATGGTACATTAATCACCGAGTCAATCTGCATTGCTACTCCTAGAGATTCATGATGGAACCGAGAATTCCTGGCAGTGGATCTCCAAGAACGTAATACTGAGCAGAGGCGGTAGGGATGTTGACAATGGTCAACGGTGCACGATTCGGGACGATCATAGTATAGACTTCTGGGATGACTGTACTTGCCCCCCAGCCTAGATAGTACTGATCCTCAACCACCTGTAGCCCGTTGCTGTAATTGATTGTCGCGGTGAGATACACACCTTTGTTGCTATAGTTCAATGTATCTAGAAGAGAATGCTGCACCTCAATGAAGACTTGTGTTTCATCCAGTGGATTCCAAGTCGCAGAGATGACATCCGTTGGTGCGATTGGAGCAGTGGTTACGTCCCAACGCAACTTCGTTGTAGGCGGCGGAAGAGTTTGCCATGGTCCAACATAACTCAGCGCAACATTCTCCCAACGATAGCGAAAGAAGTTGTTTTCAAAATATGGTCCGGGCAAGTCAACAGGAAAATCTGCGAGCGGCGTACCATTGAGAACAAAGTTGTTTCCATAGAATGTCGCCCAAGGTCCACCTCCACCAACAGACTGCTGCACATTCAAAGTCGACGATGTTGGCGTAAACCCATTCCCTGTGAATCTCAAAATCGCCTGCGTACTATCTGGAATTACTTGAAAATTCGTCCCAATATTCGATACATTCGGAAAAGAGAATGATTGGGTTGAAGAGAGGAGATTAGGAAACATCGAAGCCGGTTCCGAAGAGGCCGAGATAGACAACTGTGCCGTCGCTATACCAAGAATAAATCGTAGCCTTTAGTGCAGTGTTGATGACGACAAGCGGGACGTTTGCTTGTGTGTTCCAGTTGGCAGGGAAGGTGATGGTCCAGTTGCCAGTGGCGTTTTGGACTACGCGAAGGATGCCGGAAGCTCCAGCAGGCGGCGTAGCAATGGTCAATACACAATCAGCAGTAAGTGTCAGCTTCTGACACGGACCATCGGTTGTGAAATTGATTGTCTTCGCAGCCCCGGAATTTCCTGCATCATACTCAGATTTATAAAGCAGTTTCGAAGATATGGTCGCTGCTTGATTCGCCGCGTCACCAAGCTTCGTCAGCAGAATCGGATCAAGAGTAAAATTGAAGCCAAAGATCTGCGTCAATCGCTCAACCATCATGGCTTCTTTCGCCTTCATGTTGGCCGGAGCATTCTTCGCTGGCTCTGTTGCCCCATTAGGTGCAGTCGGTGTGTATGGAGTTGTATAAGCCACTTACGGATACCTCGCCTTGATGAGTCGTGCCGAAGACATACTATAATCCCTCTCCTCTTTCGTCTCTGTATCAATCATCGTACTGAGAATATCTGTCATCATGGCACGCATTTGGCTGGCCTTTGGGACAGATCCCATGTTGATCCAGCATCGCGCAGTGGCGCCGTAGGCAATGACCTCGTGCCACTCTTCAGGCACAGGCGGGCCACTGATCAGTACATCCCCAAGACTCTTCTTATACCACACCTTCACCTGATACGCATAGCTTGGCAGATAGTTGAAGACGATGCTGCTCTCAAACCTTGCATATTTCGTCGGAATCTGATACGCAGGATTCGTATCATTCTCAACATCCATCAACTCCTCATACGTTGTCTGCTGAATCGGCGTCCAGATTGTACTCGCATTTTGCGTATCGAGAATCGTCAAATGACGAATTGCATCGAGGTCAGAGATATATGCCCCAATAGCATAACTATTCGTCCCCGGCGTAAGAGTAATGACAAACGAATCATCTTGCTCCCGAAACTTCAGCTTCTTACTAATCTCCCAAAAGGCTCGATTGATATTCTGATTAACTTTGGTTAATGAAATATCATCTTGGCTCATGCCGAGATTGTCATAGATTTCTTCTTGAAGATCTGCGAGCGAGAGTCCCATTGGCCTTTATTCCTATACCGATTCAACGTGAACGTCGATGACCTTGTTTCCTTCTTTGCCGATGATGCAGTAGACTTTACTCGTATCTACAACTACAAACGATTCAAAGGGTTCGGGAAGTGACGCATCATCAACAAAGACAGCTATCTCGGTATCACTGTCAGTGGAGACAACACGCCACTCCCCTCGACCAATTAGTACTCGCATCGAACCCAATCCAGATTCGGGTCGGACTGATTTGAATAGCGGGAACTTCACTTTGTTCCTTTTGAATAAGCGGGAAGGATTATCGCGGAGAGAGATAGATTCGAATGTCGCCGCCCTGCACACCGGCATTGCCGTCTACTGTATTGCCAACAACTTGACCAGCGGTTGTGCCCGCAATCACGCGACCAGAAACAGTTGCGGGAATGACAGTGAAGTGCGTGCCCGGCGTAATCGTTCCATCTGCCACAACCATCGCGAAGCCAGTGATTTGCACAATCAGTTGTTCGCCAGCAACACCAGTAGTCAACGCCTTCCCGGTTCCATACACAATATCCCCGTTTGTCAGCTTACCACCAACCGCTACGCCTTTGAATCCAACATAGTTCGTAGCTGTTGCACTCTTGTTGAATCCAGTTGCGCTTGCGAAGACAAGATCGCCAGAGTTGATAACTGCTGCGGCAGCTCGTGCGAAGATGCAGATACCTCCAAGCTCATATGGTGTCTTATCTAAATTACTACGATGAAACTCAAGAGCTGAGACTGAACTCAGTGCTCCACCTTGGTTTGATTCCATAGCCATGATGGGTCTCCTTTAGGTCGGATTTGCGCCGACCCATCCACGCCAGTCGTAGAAGTATGTCAAGATGCGCATACGGTTTTTCACGAACTGTGTGCCGGTGGGCTTGTCTTCCCAATCGGTCATTTGGACACCTTTGCGCGTCAAGAAGTGCGCGTCATTCAGACGACTATCCACCATCCAGTACGCAGATGTAGACGTAATGAATGGATTGACGACAACCTTGATGCTCTTCTCCCCAAGGAAGGTCTTAACCGGATTATCATTCCGATTCGCTGTGTCCAACTCATTAAGCTGATTCACAAGACGCTTGGCATCAACGATCATGCCGTAGTTGTTTGGGATGATGAGGGTGTCGGGCATAGACTGGATCGGATCGCCATTCTCATCCTTCATCGTGAGGAAGAGTTGGAACATGGCGGCGAGTCCAGCATTGCTTAATGCTACGGGCGAAGAGACAAGATTCGACTGAAGCGTTGCGCTACCCATGAGCGGATGCGATGCAGACAAGAGGGCAAGATTGTCCATGCCCAAATACCCACCTGTACCCGTGAAACTATCATCAAGAAACGCAGCAGCCAAATACTCTTCAGTCATCGCTGCAGCATGACCTAGGAATGTTCCGCCCTTGTTCAGTTGATTGTACAAATCATCTTCACGCGCTTCAATCGTCACACCGTAGCCAAGCTGGTATGTGCGATCAACAGCGGAGAATTTGTCACTGATCGTTGCCTGTACCAGCACTGGTGGCTCACCTTCATACGACCGAAACATTCGGCTCGGGCCAGTCACACGAACGCGTTGGATTTCAACTTCATCCGTGCTGCTGTATTTCATAAAGCTCGGACCCACTTGCGGGTACTTGCTATATGCGTTCAGAAAGTTATTAAAAAGCCCTTTGCGATACAGTAGTTGTTCGCGAGTTGTAATTCCAAAACCAGCCATCGTTGTATTCCTTTGTTATTAGTGATTGGTTATGGAAGGATTGCAGTGGCGAGAAATGTCCACTCGACAATCTGCTGGCCGAATTCGATGTTGATGCGGAGGACTTTGACTCTTGCATCTGTAGTCACAAGAGCACGATCAACAGTGACTTCGCCATCGGCACGTACGCGAATACCGTAGGAGACGCCAATGTCAGTAGTGGCTGGCGTAACATACGTATCCGACCCATTCGTCATATGTGACGCATAGATCGTATCGGTTGTGGCGCGATAGTAGGGAAGATTGTTGGCGCGGAAATCAACAGTGGTTGGCTGGTTCCCCATGTTGTAGCCGGGCGTCCATTGATTCGGTGACGCTGCTACACCTACAATCGTCGCCGCAGTTGGCGTAGTCGCCAGTGCGTTTAGCAAATTCGATGTTAGTCCAAGAATAGACCCTTTGAAAATGGCACTCGCGGTGTTCGCAAGTCCATTTGTCGTTCCCGGATTGTTCGTGCCTGAATCCGGTTGCTTCGCCGGACCCATAGCAAAAGGTGCGATTGCCATCTCTTTTATCCTATGTCTGTGGTTTTGACTTCTGATCCTTCATGATTTCAAGCTGCAATGCGTCGAAGCCAATGGTGTTTTTGGTGTTGCCTGCGATCTCACTTTCTGGCAAGTGTCTAAAATCAGATCCGAGTGCCTTTGACACTTCCTTTGCTGCATCTTCGTAAGACTTCCGAGGGTCTTGCTTGATTGATTTTGCAATCTCGAATGCGTCGAGTCGTGCGTTGTGATAGTCTTTGTGAATAGAGAAGCAGCGTACGTCGCCGATGCGTTTGGCGCCATCGACGGAGGATGTGATATGTGGGGACATGCCGCCGAGAGCGTCATCGACTTTGAATCCAAGACTGGTCAAGCGGTCGATGTTCTCTGGCGTATCAGGCTGCCATTCGTAATGCTTGTTCGTCGGGGCATTCGCGATAAAGTGTTTATCAACATACTTGCCATGCGAGAAGCGATTGACATTCTCACGGCGAAAGTTCTCAATCTGCTCCGCAGTAGGTGCGTCTTCGATCTCAAGGTCTGGGAGACTGATCTTCTGTGTCATGATGCACCTCCTGTGTTGCGAATGCTGTTGATGTTGAGAGTGAACTTTTGGTCAGGGTCGAGCATACCGGCTTTGAACTCCTCATCGGTGATCTTGCCAGTGAGTCCCATGATGGCCATGAGTTTCTTCTCACTCTCATCGAGCGTGGATGGAGCGTTGGTTGGATTCACGAGAGGACGACCATTGGGGATGCGTGGAGGAATTGGCTTGGGCGGAGATTGTGGCGCATTTGATGGTTGAGTTTGTGTCAAAGACTGCCCACGTTGTTGACTATAGAATTCGGTCAACATCTGCGGATTGGCTGCAATGGCATTCCCAACCGCTGCGTCAACTAGACTCTTAACCACAAACTCACTGGGCTCAGCCGATCCCAATGCTCCACGCACATACGTAACAAGATGATCACGACCGGGGCGCACGAAGTCCGGATGCAGATGACTGTTGATCGCCTTGTCTACAAATGCGATTGTGTTGCGCTCCCGTGTTGCCTGTGCACTCTCTCGCAACAATGGCTGAATCATTTCATTCATGACTTGCCGCGCAACATCAGCCTGTACTTCTGCGAACTGACCATTGGATGCACGTTGATTCAGCTCTTCGAAATTAAATGCTGGCGCCGCAACTCGTTGTTCATACTGCATCCGCAGTCGATTCGCTTCTGCACGTGCAGCCTCGGCTTGCTCCATTGCAGTTTGCGCAGTGCGCTGACTCATTGCAATTGCTGCCCGCACCTGCTCTTCACTAAAGGATACTGTCGAAGGGGCCGACTGGCTTTCTTGCTGCTGGCTTTGCTCGCTCGACTGATCCTGCTCCGTTGTTACTACTGATCCATCTAGCTCGTCGTTCATTTCCTTCCTCTTGTTGAATAGATGTGAAGTCTTGAATAATGATGTTTACTGCGCTGATGCTTCCTTGAAGCTTAGTAAGCTGCTCCGCCGAGCAAGCCTGCAAGGCCGCTAGGTACTTGTCCCGATACGTCTCCAGAGCCGATATTAATGTTTGTGACGCTGTTGTCTGGAGGAGTGTACGGAGTTCCAACATTTCCGGCGGAGAGAGCCCGCTGATTTGGGTCTGTGAGCGTGGGATCTCCATTCATTGACATGGGTTGAGGTGAGGGGAGAGGCGGTGGGACAGCGATGAGGTATTCTTTTGGATCTCTGACATTAAAAGTGCCAAGAATCTGACTGAAGACTTGATTGGCACCCTTGATGGCTTGACGATAGCCTTCGTGAAGGACTGGATCTTGTGTCTGTGGCAGGGCTTGAAGAATGGGGATCAGACTATTGTAATACTGTTGCGCCGCACCTGATAACTGTGTCATCGTCTGACGATCAAGCATCTGATTGTCATTCTGATCAACCATGTGAACGTCGAGAATCAGTTTCTTTCGAAAGTCCTCGTATGGCCTCTTGAGAAACATCTCAATCTCACTACCTTGAGGACTATACTTCAGTCTCTCAATATTGGGGCCATACTGGACGATGTTAAGCACACCATCAGAAGCAAGCTGGGAGAGAAATCGTAGAGTAGCCCGATGTGTGTAATCTCCCTTTCGTTGAGACTCTTGCACACGGAGTGAAGAATCAGTCGCTGTTCCAGGTGTTCCCACTCCGGGCATTCCGAGTGTGATTTCATTAATCCCTGTGCGTTGTTGGGAGTAGATCATGGCTTGGTTTTCCATGTTGAACGCAGAGGCGTAGATCTCTTCGTTCTTCATGGGTTGGACATCGTCCATGTCGTCGACCCACCAGATTTTATTCGGGAAGATCGGTTCGTTGTCGCGGATGCTGTTGTTGCCTTTACGCACTTTCCACATGCGCGTGTTGGCGATGGTGCCGGAGTCGATGATTTGGCGATGCTGAGTCGAGACCTCTTCTTGGAAAGATCTATTCATCTCAGCCAAGCCAATGCCGGTCCAGCGATAGGGCTTAGAGAAGAAGTTGCAGCTTCTCTGAGGCCGACGCAGATCCTCAAGCGGATTGTAAAAACATCCGACTAAACTCCGACTATCTTTATGATAAATCGCGCAGATCTCTTGAAACTCCTGCTTGTCATCAATCGGGACATTGCGGGACAGGGCATACTCTTTCATCCCCTTTGTCAACTTCTCAACAGGAAATTGGAGATAGATATAGAAGAAGTTTAACTGCTGTGGCCAGCCCGGAATTCGATTATCTAGCCTCTCCTCGTTCCAAAGTGTCTCTCGTACTTGTGTTGTCGCGACAGTTGGCGGGAAGTAGTAGCCTCGCAGTTTCTCTGTTGTGCCCGACTCGAACATTCCTTCTTGCTCTGCTTCTTGCACCTGAAGTGGATTCATGAAGAAGACTTGCCCGCACCATCTTGCGGTCTGTTGATCAACTTGGTCGAACGGCATGAGGAAGTTGGTGACCGGAATGGACTCGAAGACGTTGCCTTCTTTGACTATCACCTCAAAGGGCTTTCCGTTTCTCATCCCCTTCTTGACAATCTTCTGCCATGTCGCTTGTGCCACACCTGTGCCGAGCAGGATCTGCTCTTGAATCGCCGGCTTGATCAGCTCAAGCATCTCTCCTTGAAGAATAAACTCATCATCGAAGAAGATCTCTAGCTCATCCTTGATTGCTGCTGCGGCTGGATCTTTGACATTGGCTGCGATCTTCTGCGGCATAGCTTCCAACTTCTGAAAGGTACGCGCCTCCGTTGCTTCAAATGCAATCGCCGTGAGTGGGACGATGAAGCGACTCGCACCAATGAATGGGAAAGTCGTCTGCTCATCACTAGGCTTTGCAATATAGTCTCGTTGATAATCATTGATTTCCTGAATCCAATTGCCTCTTTCACTGAGATGATTCACCAACTCAGTATCCAGATGCTGAATCAGTGCCTCTTTGATTTCTGGATTGAGTTTGAGTTGAGTTGGGTAGTTCATTGAGGCGATTAGTGGGCGACGGCGACGGACTTCGACGGACGAGCGGTGATGGTCATTCCTTTATGTTGCTTGCGATGGCAGGAAAGGCAGAGATAAGTGCCGTTGTCAACGGCTACAGACTTTGTAGGGTCTGAGTAGACAGGCACTTTATGATGCACATGCTTGCCTCGCTTGTTGCAATCAGGATCGGCACACATGTTGTTGCAGCGGGCACGGACTTCTTTGAGGAAGGCTTGATATTCTGTTGTTTTAAAAAGAAGGTCGCGAAGCTGATTCCAGATCTTGAAGAAGTCTTCACGATCCAGTCCGCCCCTTCGTTTCAAATTCACCATCCGATTGATGATCACTGCGGCAGAAAGATCAGGCATATTTGATGGCCGAGTAGCCGGTGGCGATTGATCGAGACCTATTGAACTTGTCAAGCGCTTCATCTCGTTGATTGACTTCGACGTCCTTGATTGAGGTGCGCCAGACTTCTGGACCCATAGCCAAAGCATCAAGAGAGTGGATGTCGCTGCCATAGGGGAATGATCGGTATTGATCGACAATGCTGTCTTTTTGTGAAGAGTGGAACCAGATCTTGCCATTGGCGAACCATTGACGAAGGACCCTGATTCGATCTTCTTTCTGCTTCTGCTTCGTCGTGACCATGATGACACGAAAGAATGTGCCGCGCAGTCGCATCTCTCTCTTGAACACATTCTCAAAGAGGCCAGAGAAGAGAACCTTTTCGCAGACGAAGGCACGTGGATTCCACTTAGCAACAAGGCCAAAGATCATGGAGATGAATGCCTCTGGAACAAGCTTCTCCTGTACGACTTGCAGGATGTAGACAACGCCCCATCGGTCTGTACCTGTGACAACAATGCCAGAGAAGCCTGTCATTGCAGGATCAGCTAGGATCAAGATGTCAAGCTCTCTCGTGTCGATTCGACGAAAGGTTCCGTCAAGCTGTACCGCGGTGATTTCAAATGGTCGATCGTCAACAAATTCAAAATATCTCTCCCACTCCTGACTGAACTCCCCTTCCGTCTCCATCGGGTTGTTCATGTACTGAGAATTGAACATCGCGAGATCGTTGGCTTTCATCTCTTCAATATCTTCCCAGCTTGTCGCCTCGGGCCAGATTAGGTACTTTTGATTCTTTTCATCCCTTTCGTAGATAGACCGTGTGTAGATCTTGAGACGAGTCTTGAAGTCCTCTTTGATGACCGAATAGATGTCATCTTTGCGATAGCGAACACCTTCAAAGTCTACATGCGTCGCGTTCATTTGAGTGAACATACCTTTGAGATCGCGGACCCATGTCTTAGCAGCAGTGAAATCAGCTTCGGACTGCATTGCGTTAAGTCCAACGATGTCATTCACCTTCATCATGTCAAAGTGCTTACCTTGACCTGCGGCGCCACGGCCCATGACTGTGAAGGTAGACTCGGGCCATGACTTGGTTCGTGGTAATTCTAAGTTGGTTTGATTTACACGAAGATGCTTACCGGGGACAAGTTCTGGAAACAAGGCAACAAGAAACTCTTCATCAAAGATCTTCCCAGTGATGGCTTGAAGGTTCTCGCTGGCGGTTGTTTGGACTTCGTGCGCGAGAAGGATGCGGACGTTGGTGCCAAGATTGCGCGGAAAGGGTTGATTGCCACTGTCGTCAGGCAACGCGATCTGAATACTATCACTAATCGTATTGATCGTTGTCTTGAGAAAGCCGCGCGGCATGAGGATGAGTCTGAACCTGTCCTCATTCGTCTTACCCATCCATGTGCAGAAGTCACCGTGCAGGGCTGTTGGCCGCCCTTCTTTCGTCCGCAGTCGATCAAAGCCGAGGACAGTGTCAGACAGAAAAAAGAGATCACACTTAGTTCTTCGACGAAGCAGAGCAACTTCAGTATCCGTCTGACTCTCTCGTACCTTATCCGCCTTCCTTCTCAGCTCATCTGTGTTGATAATTCGTTCGTCATCACTCATGAGTGGTGTAGATCGTAAAGGAATCTCATAGTTACATTCAGAGAACTTGGATCTAAACTTCCCAGAGTTTTAAGCCAGCACTCGAAGATTCTTGGATCATATATCATACAAGTAGGCTCTAGCATCTTTTGCATCTCTTGTTCAGCCTTTAGAGCCTTAAAGAGACTACCCACGTATCGAATATACTTGAAAACCAAAACGCCTTCGAGAGTTTGAGATGTGTTGTGATCCCTTAATCGCTTCTTAGGTCGAGAGGTTATTCCAACATAGTATTCTCCTTGGTTGTTACCTAGAATATACAAGTAGAATCCATCTATCGGCCACTTTCGAAGTTGATCATACTTCACTTCAACACCTTAATCTTCTCACTCCCATCAACAGATGCACCTGTGACATGTGCGTGCATCTCTTCGACCATTTGTGCACGGCGCAAGCCTTCAGCAAGCGCATCCCGCTTGGGCTCACTATTGAGAACGTTAAACTGCGTATTGTTCGTGATGTTGATCGTGTTGCCTGCACCGATGTGTTTGTCGGCAGAGACAAGAGTGTCAAAGGCTTTCATGTTGAGCGGCGCACAGGCGAGAGGGGCCATGGTTTGCAGCTTGTCATCCTGAAGAAAGTCAAGAATGCGCTGCTGAGCCAAGGCGATTGCCTGCACCCGCTGCTCTGGCATCTGCAATGTCTTCTTCGCCATGATCTCTGCTTCGACCGTGGCGATAATAATCTTAGCCTTACGCGACGTGCAGATAACCGCAATCGTAGTCTCTGCGTAGTTGTACTTCTCAGCAATCTCTGTGTTGTTCATCCCTTGAATTCTATCCATTACAATTGCTGTGTGGACAGGCTTCCAGTTTTTGACCATCAAATTGCCGTTACCTTCGCCTTTTTTGCGTCGCGCAAACTCGATCATGATTTTATCCTTCGAATAGTGTTGCTATTTAGCTGGTGGGAACTGTGGCTTTGACAGTCGTTTGCGCATCTTTGATAGTGTCTTTGCATTTACTGTCATCTTCTTCTTAGGGACCCTTTTCAACACCTTGGCCGGCGCGAAGGGTCCCTTTGCTTTTTCTGCCATCTTTGACCTCTTTAAAAATGAAGAGGGGAGACTACAGCGGATTTGCAGTAATGGCCGCCGCGATCTTCGTCTGATCCGCGTCCAGTGAATCTGCAAGTGCAGTCAGGGCCGCAGGATCATTCACGCTATCGCGAATCTTCTGGGCCAAGCCTTCAATCAACGTAACTGCCGATGCCGCAACAGTCTTCGTCTCTGCAACTTCAGCGGTCAGGCGATCAAGTTCTACGCTCATGATTTCTTTCCTTTTGTTTTAAGTGACTTTGCTGCCTCTCGAACAGATTGTTCGAGCCTCTTTCTACTCTTCGCTAGATCTTTTGCTAGATTCACGAGAGTTAGGTTCGTCGTAGCTTCTCTTTTGTACAGTCTTTCGAGGAGCCAAGTTAGAAACCTCATCCTTTTCCTCCTTTGGCGAGAGAAGAGATTCAAGATTGTCAACCTTTCTCTTGAGATAGGTAATCTCTTCTGTCATTGCAGTACGCTGTGAGTTGACAATCTCGTGGATTTTATCTGTTTCCTCTTGGTTCTTCTGGAGCATTTTGATGATGATGGTACTGACGACTGAGGCGATGGAGGTGACTGCGCCGATCATGGCAACGATTACTGTGTCTGTCATCTAAGTCTCCGGCGTCGGTAGAACCAGAGGTCATCTGGGGTTGTGCTGCCTGAACCGGTGCCGCCACCATCTGATCGCGCCGCACGCATCGTGATTGTTGCGCCTTGCATGTCGTGCGACTGAGTTCGCTTTTTGCTCTCTTTTGTCTGAATCACTTGCCTTTTACGTCCACCAGATGACTCGATGTTTGTAAAGACAATCGAGGATCGTTCGACAGTCAGCAATCCACTCGCACCAGTCACGACTTTCCAATCTACTTGATCAGTCGGCAGGAAGTCAACAGTGTTGGTTGTGTCTTCAAAGAATCCAGTTGCCGCTGCGCCGACTGTGATGGTGATGGCGGTATCGACGCCGTTCTTTCGAAGTGTGAAGACAGAGTTGCCGGATGTGGCGTTGGCGCTGACGTAGACGTTGGCAAGAGAGGCGCGTGCGATAAACTGGATTGGGCGTTGGACATCGACTTCAGTAGAGGCAAAGATACAGTTGCCTGAAATGTAGTCGAATCTGGTCGAGGCTGCGGCGACAGCTTGAGTGCCTTGGCAGACATACTGGACCTGCTGGGCAACACTTATGATCTCAGCCGACTGAATCGCGTTGAAGTTCTCAGTACTAGCGCCGCCAAGAATGAATCTATTGACCAGATCGCCAATAACTAGTGCGTCTGTATTTATTGTATCCTCAAACAGACCAGTGAGACCAGCGCCAATGGTGTTGACGTTTGAACCGTCAGCGCCATTCTTGCGTAAGCCTGTGAACGTTGTGGTCGTACGGGCGTTTGTGCCTACGATTGTCTGATACCACTTTAAGTCCGCTGCGATTTTGATTCGAATTTGATCGGCGATGGACTCTGATCCTACGAGAAGTTGTGCGCCGCCAAGACGCATAAAGTTACGTGTGGCGTTCGCAGTGTAGAATGCAGACTGTGTTGCGTTATAGGTACAGGCGGTTAAGCCAGCGTCAGCGTTGAAGACAGGTCCGAATGCAACGAGAATGATGGATGTTCCTCCAGCGGGGCAGACAACACTTGCAGAGATCAGATCAGTGGCGACAACTGTGTCGAAGTTGATTGCGTCAGTAAATTCTCCTGTCAGTCCAGCACCGATCGTAATAACCTGATTCCCATTTGCACCATTCTTTCTAAACCTGATTGTGCATGTACCAGTTAGAGTATTGGTGATGACACGAACGTAGAGATTGCTGTATACTCCCGGCGTCCGCACTCTCTTCTGAATATTCGCTTCAGTCGTACTGGATGTTACACCAGTTGACGTAATGGCGACGAATGAAGTTGTATTCTGATTGAAAGCGAAGTTCGATCTGCCAGCGATTTGCGAGATCTTTGTCATTATGTGCCAAGCCTCGCCATGACGATATTGAAGATGTTCCACTGAAGTCCGTAGTCTTGACCGTCGGGCGCAGATTGATAACCGATAGAGGTCGGGAGTAGCGTATAGTCTTTCGCCGCAACATTCGTAAACTGCATGGCCGCGATGCTGTTTGCCTGCAATTGATTATTGTATTGAACGTTTGAAGTAGAGACGAAGTTGTTTGAGAAGGAAGATCCGACAGGATTTACATGGTTATCGAAACATGTTTGTCCTGTTAAGCCGCCACCGTTTGAAGCCATGAGAAACGTAGGCGCTGCGTCTCTGCCGACCATAATATTCTGCTCAATCACAGTCGCATATTGATCTGTGCCGAGGCTTTGGAATACTATGGACTTTCCATACGAAGATGCTGGTGAAGCGACGAGATTGTTCCACTTGATTGTGATGTCATGAATTAGCGTCCCGTTCATGAGGATTGGAACCCCGCCGTTTGACCCGGTATATAGTGATCCTACGATATTATTATTCGCGATGTAGATGCGATTTGTTTCGTTGGGGTTGGAGGCAGAGGAGAATTGTTTTGGCACAATTGCGATTCCACTTGGCCAACTGACTTGAGAAAAGTCGTTGTTTGTAAAGTGGATGTCTTGTGTGTTTGTATAGATGTTTGGACCGAATTGATCTGTGAGCCGGATGATGACAGCTTGCTGTTGTGCCGCACCGTCATGGACACCTAGAAGTCTATTTCCATCCATAAGAATGCGCACACCAAACTTTAGCTCCAACCAGTTCTTACAATCTCCATAATCCGGGTCCATGTGGATGATGTTCTGAGAGAAGTCTGCATCCTTTAGAAGCATGTCTCCGGTCGGGCCGGGGAGACCCCCGCCACCAGTGAAGACTCCGCCAACAGCATCACCACCTACAGACATATAGTTGTTGGTAACCTTGTATGGTCCGGGACCAAACATGATATTCACACACGCTGAATCAGCCCCGTCAATACCAACACGCTCCATGTAGCAATTGAAGATTGCTACGTTCGTTCCACCAGCATAGATCAACTTCTTAATTTTGTTTGACATTCCAACACGCGCAAAACCATCAAACACACACTGCTCAAACATGATGTCTTGACAGTAGTTGGCGAGGACAGTGTTGGCGGATGGTTGGAGAAAGATCAAGCCTGTTCCTGCTTGGCTTACATCATTGCGATTTGTGAAGAGGATGCCGCGGAATCTTATGTGTGATGCGCCATTGTTCTGTCCCATGACTGGAACATCTGCACCTGTTGGGTACATTTCAGGCATGAAAGCACGATCTGCGGAGGATGCTGTGTTCGCATGACTGCCTCTGTTTGTACCATTGGAATCTTGCGGCGGCAGAGAGGCATGTGCAGATGTGCAGACTTCAAGTCTAAATCCATGCGCGTTGTTGCGAAGAGTCAGTGCTCCTGCGAAAAGCACGCCGGGATCAATCAACAATCTCTTATTCTGTGTCGCTGTTGACGCGAATGTGCTCAAGTAGGAGTTGAGATTCGCCATGTTTGTCGCGGCGACACCTGTATCGGTGAAGCTTTCTTCGACATCAGGTATCCAAGGGGCGGTGTTGACTGTAGTTCCTTCCCAGAGTCCTGTAGAGGTGTTGAATGTGATGCCGACAGGCGGAGTGTATGGGGTGTTCAGCCATTCGAAGTCGCCGGGAGCGAGGATGTTGATGTCGAGCGGCGACGTGACTGTGGATACACCGACACCTGTTGCTTCAATGATCAATGAATTTGCACCAAGGGGCGCGTCCTCTGCAACCAATACCTCCACTTCACTTACTAATGTCGCACCACTTAATACAGACGGATTGAATGATGCGGTTACGCCAGCGGGGAGATTGATGGCGGTAAGCGTTACATCACTTGTGTAATTCGTTCGAACCAGATTGACAAAGAACTGTCCAGAGAATCCTTGAGTGATGTCACCGGAACCAAGCGTGACCGAGATGGAGATCTCACTCAGAGGGGGCGGGATCGGCGGAGATGTCGGAAATGCTGCCCTGCGCATGATTACTGACATCTATGATCCTAGATTATTCGTGGAAAGTTACTTCGTAGTAGGCGAGGATTCCGGCGGCCCGGGCTGAGGCAGAGGTCAGTTCGACTGAGATGTTGCTATTGATCGCGGCTTCGAGCCACATGCCGTCTGGATCTTCGAAGAATCTCTCAATCTCACTGCCGGTTGGGCAGGTGAATGTTGCGAGAAGATCAGGTGATCCCGGAGTTGGCTCGGTGAGATAAGCGTTGTTGACTGTTCCTTGAACAGCGCCTGAAGAAGATCCATATTGTAGAATAGGTGTAACAGCAGTGAATTGTCCGCCTGCTGAATCTGCTCCACGATTTCTATACACACGCACAATGATTGGTTCATCAGTCGAGGTGATTGAGCCATCTGCAACCAAGATTCGACCAATATTCGCGCGCCGCGCTGTTGCATGAGTATTCATACGAACCGCTGTTTTCTTCGTAGCAGCCACTAAGTTCGTCGAGCCTGCTACAGTGAATACAAGTTCTGCCATGATAGGTCTCGGTTAGTTAGTTGCTTGGCCGACAATGTAGTATGTCGTATCTTCGAGCACTGGAGCGGCGGCGACAATGCGAAAGGCGCGTGGGATTACGAGGAAGACGTAGGGTTGAGCGTTGCCAGCGGCGGGCGTTACTTGCTGAACAGCAGGCGGGCCGCCATCGAAGTACGGAAACCAGTCTGCTGCGTTCGTTACAACGTCAGTATCCTTAAAGTTTCTCCACGCAAGCTGAATGTTCGCTGGAGCTACTTGATTTGACGGCGAATAGATGAAAAGACCTGCTGATCCGCCAAACGCTTTCCAATTTCGCACTACGTCTGAGACTGAATTGCCTTCTGTGATCGTGACTTGAAGGGCAATTGGAGTCGATGAAGTTCCCATTGTCTATTCCTTAGTCTGAGGTTCCAAGAACTTCGTCTTCTTTGTTCTGGGCGCGCTTTTCTTCGATCATTGCGAGCCGTTGTTCGTGGGAGATCTGGGCAATCATGGAAATATCCTTCAATTTGATGCGAATAGTTGAACCGTATTCATTTTCGCCGTCGAAGAAGTCCTTTTTACTCTCCCAAGCTGCGCAGACTTTGTCATAATCGTCAAAAGAGAGTCGAGTTGTGAGCCTCGTGGAGAAGATGACCTCTGTAAATGGATGATATTGAGGGTCTGACATGCAGAATGGGCCGGGGCGGGAGGGCTGTTGATGGGGCAACAGAGCAAGAGGGTCGCGCGCGTGAGATTGCCTTGACGATATAGCCCGTAGGGTAGATTGTCAAGAGTTTTCCACAAGAATTAACAGTGCGCCTGCGGCCTTGGCGATAGCCTATCTACCCAAATAGGTAGAAGTCTAGGCAAAAATATGCAAACTAAGGCAACATTGCTGAATTTTTAGTGAAAATTTTAGAGCCTTTTTGAAAATTGAGTAAAATTTTAGAGCGACTTGGTAATTTATAATCATGTCTAATCATTTTCCCTTACCCTCGGGCTTGGCTTTATGCTCTTGCGCGTGCGTGTGTGCGCATGATGCGCGTGTGTGTACGTGTGTGCGTGCGCGATTCATCTGTGCGCGAGTGGTGAATGAGCAATATTCGTAATCATTCCTTAATCTGTTCGTTACAATTGGGTAGTTGACACCCTATTGCGTCTACCTAGATTGATCGTCACTAGGCTGTGCGGCACCAATGCCGAGATTATCTTTAGGGAGGGACACCATGTACATCATCACTGAAACAAACGGAACTGTGAACTATTGCTCGCTTGCTGAGTGGCGAGAATTGGATGTATGCGCAATCATGCGTGACTGTTTGTCTGTCGATTCCGTCGTCTACTGTTCTGAGATTGGGGAATGAGGTATCACGTTCAGCCGCAAGTAATCGGCAAGCGTGCGTCAGTCTTTGAGTCTGACGATAAAGAGGCGACGATTCTCTTTATTACCTCATATGGTGATTGCACCGTGTGGGAAGATGGCAAGCAATGTTTGATAAATCACACAAATAACCTCGGAGTGTTCTACTTCCGTGGTGAGACAACGCTATTTGAAGGTTGCGAGGTGCAAGCATGATCTTAGTACTAGTAATCTCGCTGCTACTCGGCGTAGTCTTTGGCTTTATTTGGAGTCAAAAGGATGAATAAGATAGAGGATACAGAGGATTGCGCCGACGAATCTTTCCCGACTTTGTTCCTTATGGCCATGCTTGAGGATCAATTGGCGGCATTTGTCGATACTGAAGCGGAATAATCAGCCAGATCAGCTTTTCAACTGCATCGAGGCGACTTTTTGATTTTGTAGAAGATAGGGGCATTTTCGCCTAAAAACACCTGAAAGTACTAGGATTTCACCTGATTTTGTCCAAAACTACTCCCCATTACTACCCAACCAATCCCCCCCTCTCACCTAGGAACATACAGTAGGTTATGATACGTCGCTTCTCATAGGTCTGTGGTTGTGTGTGTTCCTTTAGTCCCCCCCCCATTTCTCTACCTACGGTAAGAACACACAAACCAACCACAAGCAACAACGAGACATGACGCATGTTATCCTACTGCTAGTTGCTAGGTGAGGAGGGGACCTCGTTTGCCTAGTAGTAGGGAGCATTCTCGCGCATTCCCCCCGCACTTTCAGGCATTTTGCTAGTACTCTCGCGCGATTCTGTCCCCAATTCCCATCATCCCAAAAATCACCTCTTGACACATTTGTTTTTTGTCTTATGATGTTGCATCAGTATATCAACAGTATCGGAGTTTCATAATCCATCAGAGAGGCTGTTATGAGGAAGAACACACAGGAAGTGATGAAAGCATGGCGGAATGGTGATGCTAAGCGTTCATGTGAGGCAATTTGGACGGATGGCGAGGATGTTTTCTCATACTGGACATGCCTACTAACGACAGCAGAGAACGGAAGATTAGTGTTTAACGCCACAAGCTACAGCCCTACAACCAGCAGGCAGCAAAGTGGAATGTTGTTATTCTTGCGTGACAATGGTAGTGAAGTCTTTTCGACTTACAACCATGATAGGGGCGCTTCACCATATTCATTAGTAAAGGCGTATGAAGCTGTTACGAAAAAGGGAGATGAGTAGTCTGTAGGGTAGATTGCTCCCGGCAGTCATTCTATTGACTGGCCAGCGCTCGAAGCGTAAGGGAGCCCTTGGTTGTTGATCGTTATTCCATGCAGTCCTACACTCACGGGAGATAGATATGAGGTTTAGTCAGGAAATGCTGAAGCGATTTGAGGCGTATAAGGCAACGGCGAGGGAATTGGAATTGGGACTTTGTGACGTTGTGACCTTTCTTGAAGCCCACGCACTGTGGAATCAGCATGTTGCAGCGTGGGAACGGGAATGTTGTGCGGCCAGCAACTATGGAGCCTTTTGACCATGTCGTTTTCACACTTTGTAGACGGCTATCTAGACTGTGCGCTATGGGCAGCAACGGAAGATGATGATAACGGTACACCTCTAGACGAACGCTGTAATTCAAATGATTGGACAGATCAAGCAAAGGCAAAGGCGACGGCTGATTGTCTAGACTTTTGGAACGTGAATAGTCATTTGTGGCTAGGCGGCGATAATCACTGGACGCGCAATGGAGACAGTTACGCCGGTCACGACTTCTATTTGACTCGCAATGGTCATGGAGCGGGATTTTGGGATAGAGGCGAGGGAGAGTTAGGCGAGACACTTACACAAGCCGCAAAAGTCTATAGTGAGACTCATATCTGGGCCGATGATGACAACAAACTTCACTTGGAGTAGTTAGATCATGGCCTTTATTATCCTTGCAACGATCCTACTTAGTATCCCAACATTCATCACGCATCTTTACCTCAATCATAGGATGAAAGAGCCATGTTCGTATTGACATATGATGACAAACGAGGCGAGCTTAGGCAGTTTGAGTCAATATATGAAGCCCATAGCGAATTAGAACGACTAGGCTTCAGATTCAATCAATGGGTGCGAGGACTGAATGTAGAAATGTGGTACAATAAGACTGGTGATGTTCTTCTTCTTTCACAATCAGAGGACTAGACCATGACTCAGGGCAAAGCAACAACAGTTTGGCAAGCTGGTGCATCGCTTCCTCATGGCGACGGTGATTGGACATTCGGAACATTTGACAATAGAGATGCCGCCAATGCTTGCCTTCAATGGCACAAGAAGTACGATGGGCTCCCACGTAACGCGCATTTCTTTGTTGAATCTTTTGATGTCAGTACAACATTCACACCAATTCAAGAGGACTAGGCTATGTATTACATCGTCGAACGTACGGATCAAGGCGGCGGGTATCTGACTCCACCGGGCAGCGAGCATAGCTACACAGACAATGTGCTGTACGCACAGATGTTCACCTCAAAGACGAATGCCAAAGCACAATGTTGTGAGAACGAACGGGTAGTTACGCTTGAATCCCTGCTTCTTCCATCCTCATAGGCGAGATATGCAAACGAGAATCTACTTCCGCATTGGCGACAGGCTTTCATCTATCTGTCTTGTGAGAAACGAGCGGCAGTCAAGCATTAGGCTTGTGCAGGACTTGAATATTTCAAGTTCACCAATCCTTACATTCTCCGAATGCCCTGCCCTTCCCCCACAACCAAGAGAGGCACGAGATGCCCATTCTTGAAATGACTGAGGATGAAACGATTATTCTCGGCATAATCTGTTGCGTCGGCAATGCCTTTATCCTTGGACAAGCAAATCGCGTTAAACTCATCCAAGAAGCATTAGAGACAATGCAAGAGATTCCCAATGGTCGCGCTGTAGCCGGAGCTGTGTCAAAAAAGCTTGTAAATCTACTTGAATAACGCTTGACCTTCATTCATTCATTCATTATCTTCTCTCCATCACATTAACATGGAGGCAGGGCGATGACGAGGATTACAGAGAAGGATGCGCGGCTGGACAGGTTGAGGGCGGTACGGGCGAGGATGGAGCGACTGGCCAAGCAGGGCAAGGCACTAATGGTAAAAAGACCAACTATGGTCACAGCATGACCCGCAGGGCGAGAGAGACGGTCAAGGATTGCCTACTATATAGTAGAAACAATCCTCGGGGTTCGATTCCCTATCTCTCCATGCTCCAATCTCGGAGCGGGCAGCACCAACATTCATTCTCGGAGTAGCATCACATGAGTATCACTACGGTAAAGCTGAGCGGTAAGAAGAACACGAAAGATGGCAGCGAAATGGCATGGAAGGTTAATGCGAAGAACCTTGAGGCGAGCAAGTATCCGAATCTGACCAGTGGTGAGATTCCCGGACCGAATAAGACGCGCATCGCTGTTGCACAGGTTCCCATGCTGCCATCCAATGTCACAACGACCGAGGCCACTTCGTATGAAGATGTGGTGACGGAAGCTGGTGATAAGTTTCAGGCATGGGTAGTTCGTAGCCGCAATGAACAAGTCCGCAATGCAGCAGAGGCAGCGGCCAAGGCGTATGCCCGTGACATCGAATCCTATGCTGACGGTCAAGTCCTGACTTATGATGGCACAGGTGTTGACATTTACACTGTTGTGGAAAAGGCAGCAGTGAAGCAGTCTGCTGGCGCATTCAAGTCTGAATTGCAAAAGATCCTTGAACTCGATCTCTCCGACGCCGAACGTATCGCCATGATTCAGCAGCTTTCGAAGTAATTTTGCAATAGGGGCTGTGTGATGGTAGTCATGAATCCTAGCAATCTTCACACAGCCCCGCGCGAGGTTTCAGCCGCTGCGCATCGAACCCCATTCATTAATCATTGCGCGCCAGCGCCAACGAATCCCATTCTCTTTCCTTCATGTCAGAGACAAAGGACCACTCTCCATGCCATCAGGATTTCGCACATCCCATCAATTAGCAAGAGAGCTATTAGCGCGAAGAAACATGCCAATTGCGACATGTTATTCTCGTTTTGTCTCTAATCCAAGTAATATCTCAGCGTTTGGAATGATGCTTGGGCATATTCGTTTTGGCTATTCAGACGACAAAACGATTGACGCTTTACTCATCGGTCAATGGGATTTGGATGATAAGCTAAACCCGCCGAATTGGGAATTGATCGAAACATTTGAAGTTGGTGAAGCTATATAGCCCCATACAGCATTCCCCCATCACAATCCTCAGAGAACATCGCAATGGGATATTCAATTTTCATCGGCAATGCAGAGCTTGAAACATCATGGTCAGCAGAGGAAGGTGGCTGGGCACGATGGCATGTGGCCGAGCATTCTGAAGACAACGCTCCAAATTTTATTGGAGACGACCTGACATCAAATAGCAATGGTCGTCACCCAAGTTACTCACAATGGGATGACTTTTGTCACACAGTAAAACTTCATTCTCTGTTCTTCAACAAGGAGAATGGCTTGATGCAAGAGCATCCGGGAATTGTCCCTTTAACTACATCAATTCTCGAAGCAGTGCGTAATACGAGAGAGAAGTATACCAATCTTTACCCAAACGCAAAACCGGGATGGGGAGATGGTTATGACTATACTCTAGCACGATTGCTTTGGCTTGAATGGTGGATGGATTGGGCATTGCATAACTGTGAGCGGCCAGCAATCTCCAATTCCTAACCGAGAACATTAATCATAAAGCTCTCATAACTCACACCTTCGGAGAACAAAAGTGACAGAAGAGGAGCAGTATTTTGAAATGATCCGACCGCGAGCAGACTATGCGGAAAAAGCCGAAAAGGAATGGAGCGCATTCGCACGCAGCGCCAAGCGCAGAATGTACTTTAATACAATCATGCTGATCTGGGGCGCAGAATGGCTAGTCTATGATGCCACACATGGCAAACATTATCAAGCAATAGCGCAAGGATTCTTTTTTATCTTCCAGCTCATTCTCCTGTTGTTCAATCATGATCGTCGGCAGAAGAATCTACGAGTCGCAAAAGCCTTTGCAAATCGTCAATGGCCGGACTGGCGATAATCATGGAACTCGCGGAGCTATCTCATGCATGTCTCATCGGCGTATTGCGACTAGAAGAGCATTTGATTTCAGTACATCGAATCAAAAAGTGCTGGGTCACAAAAATGAGCGAGGATGAGAGTGAATGGATGAGGGTAGAGAGAAGCGGCGGAGACTTTCCAATCATCTCCATCTCCATCCTCGCATTCATCAACTACAAGCAGAGCAAGAATGATCGAGAGCGGCAAAGGTATGAGAGACTCCTCGTCAATCTCTACCTCCACGCAACAAAGATGACGCATCAAAATCTATTCGAACATCCAAGCGATGCAGTAAAGGTGGTGTATAATTCGTCAATGAAGTGGCCAGAGAGAAAGAGAGTCAAGCCAGAGCCAGTTGTAGTTGTGCCAGCGCAGCCATCATTCATCATTCAGCATATTGTTGCAGTAACAGAGACGATGACGGGGAAGCGACATAGTGTGGCAGTGATGCAAGGACCAGAGACGCCGACGATTGACGCGATGGTGCAAGAGGCGACGAGGATTTTGACGGAAAGGATTCTGAATGAGCAAGCGGACTGTGAGACAGGCACGCCGAGGCTGGCGCTGGCCTAGAGCGAATCGAGGGCAGGATTGGGGTAAGGAGCCAGATAGAATTAGAGGGGCGTACAGGGGCCATTGTGGCGATCCTAGACGCCCCTTTCCTTTTAGTAGAAGCCGCTGAAAATTTCCGAAAATTTCTACTTACTCCCCCTTGCGGGAGGGGGCAAGTCATAGTATACTCTCACTCACGCCGACCTACCTCGGCACCCATGTGTATCATCATCTCAATCATCAATGACCCCACTATCAAGTATCAGACTCCTGATCGGCCTAGACCTCAATCAAAAAGGTCTCCCTTCATCAATCATCACGCCAATCCTCACCATTCTCAAGCTGGCCGACGAAGAAATGACCGAAGTTGGCTTTGACTTTGAAGATCCGCAGATTCACTTGGCTGTTGAGGAGCTTGAAAAGGCCATTGCAGAGATGAACGGCGTTGAACCTGCATACATTATCGAAGGAACGGAAACAGCACGAAGTTATGGTTTGAGTAACATTAGTGAGATTGAAACTTCCCTTAACAACAATCCCGACCCTCTCTCCTACCTTGACGATGATGATGGAAACTAAGATGAGTGATGATGCGATGATAAGTGAGGCGAAACGCGACAAGGTTCGCGACGCGATTGCAGAGGCGCTTGGACAGAGCGCATACATGCGCATCACCGACCTGTTTTGTCAGTGGCGCTTCGAACGCAAGCACGACCGGACGCAACGTGCACGGAAGGCGGACCGTAAGCGCCGTCTGGACCGGATGGCCGCGCTTGAGGATGAATTGCGCGACCTCGAATGCGCGGAAGCCGCGGCGCTCGCATTCGAAACGAAACAACCCGTCACCCTCACCCGGAGCCCGCAATGAGCGCCGTCTATTGCATCGTGCGCGTGAGTGATGGTGAAGTGGTAGGCGCGAGTGCTCAGGGCTACGCGGACGCGATCAACGATGCAGGTGCGAGAATGGTCAATCTGATCGCAGCTCGACACGCTATTGCGTTGCAACCCGACCCATCACGTGACTGGAATGGTTTTGAACATGACGGCTACCGCCTCGAAACCCGCCCCACGCCAGCGCTGCCCGCGGTGAGTAAGGCGATGGTGGAAGCGGCGGCGCGTGTGTTGTGTGACTGTCTCGCCAAAGACAAACACTTACGGAATGCAATGGGCGAGCCTCTCGTCGCGCAATATGATGAATATGGTGATTCTGGTCAGGTCGTTATGCGCCATTACGCCCACATCATTCTTACAGCCGCCCTCAACGCGTGCGGCGATCGGGGGGAAGGATGAGCCTTTACCCGATGTGCCCGAATTGCGGATCAACGAACATCGCGACAGAACGCCGGATGAACGGCAATCATTCGTGCGCCGCATGTCGTCACGTGTGGCCGAACATGAAACCAACAGAACCCGCCCCGCCAACCGAGGCGCTGGTTGCTGAAGGGCGGAAGTTGGTGGAGTACGATATTGACATCAAACAACGTAGCGCACAGAACGCGCGCGACACGCAGAACGATGGACCCTTTGTCGATAGGGACTTGAAAAGGCGTGTCGCCGAGTCGCTGGATAAAGACGCCGAAGCACTTTGCGCTTTCCTCGACAAAGCCGAACGCGACGCCAACACCCTCGCCACGTTGCGCCAGCAGATCGAGGGGTTGGCGCGGTTGAGTGTTGAGCACTACGTCCAGCGCGCCGACTTCGGCGGCCCTGCATTCTCAACGACACGAGAGAAACCGAGCGCGAATGGCAAATATCTCGACCGCGCCGAAGTGCTGGCGACGTTGGGAGGGGCATGATGGGTAAAGCGCTAACACTCCGCGAGAAACTGGAACGGCTCTCGATCCCTCGCGGATGGGGGTTGAAACTGGCGCGCGATGTTGCAAAGACATGCCCGTTCTGCCAGCGCCAACCAGTCATTCAGTATTGGCACGCTGGCGGACCGAACAAAGTGTTGGTCGGTTGCGAGAACGACAATTGCGCGGCGGAACCATCGGTAACAGGCGAATCTACTTTTGAGGGCGTGAAGAAATGGAACAAAAGAACATGACTAACCCGACTCCGAGCGAGGGGGTGCTGTACTTCCTCGACTGGAACGAACCAGTTAGCTATTCGCGCAAGGATGACGGGACTATCCTTCGTAATTGCGAGGAAGATAACTGGCCTGGCGGTATCGGCGAAGATCAGCCGAACGGTGTGTTTCTTGTGTTTGTTGGGACAATCCACCAGAACACAGATGACTGGACAGAAGAGCAATGCGAAGCAGCGGAGATCTCGATCGAAGCGATGAAGTACAGCGCGTGGTGGGATGGAGACTTTCGCGAAGCAACGGACGAAGAGATCGCCGACGTGTTCTGTCCCCAACTCCGCGCCCGCTTGGCGACGTGTGAAGGGGAAAAGAACGCCGCGTACGCGGAACGGAATCGCGTTGTTGCGTGGGCCGCGTTGCTGTCGCATCAACTTGGCGACGTGGTGCGCGTGACGAAAACGGTTATCGAAGGCTGGGACCCCGCTTGGCACAACTGCGTCTTTGTCGAAACGCCAAACGGCCAAGCGTCGTGGCACTTCCACGACACCGAATCCCATCTCTTTTTCGGCCTTACACACATGCCGCATGTGTGGGATGGACACAGTACAGAAGAGAAGTACGCCCGGCTTCAAAACCTCATGCTTACTCGCCCACTATCAAAAAAATCATGATCACCAAAGCCTTAGTCTGGTGCGACACGCATCATCAACTAGAAGAGTGGCGACATGACAGCGATCAATACTTTCGCTACTCTCGACTTGAAGATGGTAAGTGGGAAGATTCAGGGGCGTATATAAGAAGGTTTAGCGGTAAGACTTCAAGAACACTTGAAGAATACGTGAAAGAAAATAAGGAGCTAACCATCCTCTACGCCTTTCGCACATGACTAGATCATGATCCAGTCCAACAAACTATATCCAGCATTCCCTTATTGCATCACAATCCCCGGCGGAGCGAAGGCGAATATCTTCATCACTGAAGGCCCAGTCATTCAGCCAGACGGATTAATCAAAATCCTCCCCATTCTCGTCCAATGCAACATCGGCCGAGTAGGAACACGGATGGCAGGGTATGGCATTACAGTCTCTCGCCTCTGCACTGAACTCCTTAATCAAACATCCTTAGACGAATGTATCGCAGTCTTTTCCGATTTGAGTATTGATCTTGCCGAACTCGAATCAGACATCGCATTTGAATCCGCTCGAAGTCTACCCGAAGCATTCGCCATCGCCCTTCGTACCTATCGCAACCATAAACAGGAGACAGGAGTATGAATAAAATCTATATTCTCTCATCTGGTGAAGGCAAATTCATTTCAGGCTTTGCAATTGCGGAGGATGGCGAGTGTATTGCTAGCCACTGTTCATCCCACCGTAGCTGGACGAGGCATGACATGGGTATAAATAGTGATTGGAAGCATGATCAGTACAAAAAGAAATATCCAAACGGATATGAGTTGGTTGATTACATTGATGTGCCTGAGTATGAGTGGGAGGCGCATGATGTGATTGCTTCGTTGATTGCACTTGCGAAGGAAAGAGATGATCCAGAACTTGAACCGTTTGTTACAGCAGAATTCATTGAGGGACCATCTTTATGACCCTCGATGACCTCATTCACAGACTCCAACAATTCAAATCCGATCATCCCGACATGGGCAAGTCCATCATAGTCGATGATCAAGAGATGGAAGTTGTTGGTGTGTACTTAACAAAGACAGCAGTTCACGGTCAGTGTATTGTTGTCTCAGGAGATGACTAAAATGACCCTTGGCGAACTCAAAGCGGCGATCAAGAATCTTGAGATCGACAATCCTAAGCTTAATGATAACTCGGATGTACTTGCATACAATCATTCACTCGGCTGTGATATGGACCTTACAAAGGCTGAAGTCAGTTTCAATGGAAACTTAATCTTCACGGTACAAGAATGACCCTCTCTCAATTAGAATCAGAGATTAAGCGACTAAGAGAAGAGCATCCAGAGCTTGACGACAACACAGAGATAATGATGTTCGAATCCTATAAGGGACCAATAGGCAAGCTTGCAGTTATAACATACGGGGAATCTTTTCTCTGGCTAAATGGTCCAGCTTCATGATCCTCCCCATCATCAACGAGAAGTCCAAGGCGATGTTTTCACTTCTTCGCAAGGGCTTTACGAACGTGTCGCCAGAAGACCTTGCCCTTCTCTGCGCCTACATTGGAGTGACAATAATCAGAGGCAAATGCGATGCGAACGACATCGAAATCAAAAAGTCCTGCGCCCGCATCGCTCACTTCGCCTACATCAACCTACTCTCACCATCGGAGTACGAAGAATTTCTCCTCACTCAATCAAAAGCCAATGGCTCCACGACTCAGCAAGAACAAGATCGAGTATCTAACACCGATAGCAGCGGACATCAACATGGCGCTGACCTCGATTCCACGAGTACATCTTCTTAGAATCACCCATGATCGCCCTTGGGTACTCAAAGCCGACCTCGAAGTCTACCGATCACAACTTTTCCCCGACTGGAAAGGAAAGTTCTCAATGTGGAGCTTTCCGAATGAAGGCTATTTGGAACTGAGGTTCCCCAAAACACCTACTGTCAAGGTCGAACACTCATTCGAAGGCCAGTTCATCAACACGCCACAGACAACCGAGGCCATTGTTGGCTACCTTATGTCAGATCGAGGCGCGCAGATGAAGTTCCTTAAGCAAGGATTGACACGAGATGACCTTACTTCATTACATAATCTCAACCTCATGTATCACATCAGTGAATCCGGCATGTATATTACCTTCACGCCGCGCACAGATGCACGAGGAGAGACGCCGTATAGGCCAACGCTTGAAGCTCCAGTTTATTCTCCTGCTATAGATTCACCAATCACTGAGGACAAAAAGGATAAATATGGATTCTGACTACGACTCACACGCGCAAACAGAATACTGGCATCGGCGGACATTAGGTCGAGCTGAGCCGCCCGACTCGCCGCCCGATGATCCATTAAAAGAAGAAGAATTCTGCATAAGATGCGACAATCCTCTTGGTGACGGCGATGATAATAAATTATGCGAAGCTTGCATCGAGGAAGAAGACGACGATGCAGAATGCCCCGACTGTGGCGAGCCAGTAGACAACGATGGAGATTACTGCGACGCATGTTTGGATGATGAAGATGACGACCTTGAAATCGACTTCAATGATGACGATGACCTATGAGCCCAAACAGATCAATGGTGATGGTTCATCTCTTTGTCGGACTTTTGACCATCACCCTCATCATCCTCAAACTAACATCAGTCCTCTCATGGTCATGGCTCTGGATTCTCGCTCCAATCTGGCTCGACCTTCTCACTCACATCATCCTTCTCCTCTTCGTCTTCATCCTCGCCCTCCTCGTAGACAAGCGATAGATGCTAAATAATCACATAAAATCATTCTTTAGGAGACTTAAATGACAGAAATTCCTACTCCAACCTGCGAAGAAATTTGGGAAGGACAAGAAGATACATATCTTCCAGTAAGTAAGAAGCTTGACGACTCGTGGAGACACGGTAACAGAGTTACTGAAGTGTTTCACCGACCAGCAGATGACACATACTGGCGAGTTCACTACCGTAAGAGCGGTGACGGAGAAGCAAACGAGTTTCGAGAAGGTGATGCAGACATCTTGCAGGTGTTTCCACACACTAAGACTGTTGAAGTAACAGAATACTTGTCAAAGCCATGCTAATTCATGACGTGCCAAAGAGAAGGTTTCTTGATACAATACTTGATGCGACTTGATATGGTGATTTATGCTAAACAGAGTTCAAGTATCTTGGACACCAAAACGAAAAGAACTTAGAAAGGCAGCTCACGCACGTCAGAACGGAAGATGTAAGATTTGCGGGCATAAGCAGAAACTTAAAAAAATGTCTCTACATCATATCATTCATAGAGAACATGGTGGAGCAGACTCTTATGAAAACACAGTAGTTCTATGTCTTCCATGTCATCAGAAGATTCATAACAATAAGGAGAAGAAATGATTCTCGAAGCATTACTCACAATAAAATTCGATTTAGAGATAACAGAACTTAAATTTTTCTATGTTGATTCTAAGTTTCGGTGCGCCATAGAAAAGAACGAAGTTTTCCCATATCTTCTATGGTTAACTGAATACTTCAAAAAAGATGTTGAACACAAGCTCACCATTGAACAAATGATGCAAGACTTTCCTGATAAGGCGCAAGATGTAAGTTCTTTGGACGGACACATGAAACCATCTTACGCATGGACTATTCTTAAACAAGACGAATAATGTTAATCCACGACATACCAAAGCGAAAGTTTCTTCCGCAGCTTGAGCGAAGCGAGCCATTGATCAAAGACCACACCGCAACACAGTACTTTCGCGACTGTAAAAGGAAGTATTTCTACGCAATGGTGGCCGGGCGCAGACCAAAGTCTAGCGAGATGCAAAACATTTGGGATTGGGGCAGCGGAGTGCACAAGTTTATTGAAGAATACTCGATGCACTTTGACTATGACAAAGCAGTCGCCGCCGCCATTCCTGTCTCAGGATTCTTAAACAAGAATCGACTCCCTATGCCGAAAAAATGGGAGCATCTTGACAGCAGCAGATTCGAAGAGACAATGATAGCACTCGCCAAATTCTTCGATCAAGAGAAGAAGGATGGATATATTCATACAGAGAGTGTAGAAGCACCATTCAATCTTGAGCTGCCAGACGGCTCTGTCATTGGTGGACGAATGGATGCAGTGCTAAGATTCTCTGGTGGTCAGGTCTGGGTTCGTGATCACAAGACCTCAACCAAGCCCGCGATGTGGTTCATCAAAGGTCTCGACCCGAACGATCAAGCCACACGCTACGTCTACGCCATGTCTCGTATGCTAGGCTGGAACAGCAAGGATCAGCAGGTATCAAAGAAAGCAAACGGCCTCGAATACTTACTCATCAGCAACGAAGCGAATCTAGTCAAAGGCAAGCGCAAACCTCAAATCTCCCGTCATCCCATTACCAAGTCCAACGAACAACTTGTAAACTGGGAACGACAGCAGATGTTCCGTCACATCGACATGGCCCTGCATCGTGAGCACGATGAATGGCCAATGGAAGAAGGGAGTCAATGTCAATGGTGCGACTACGTATCAGTCTGCCGCGCACCGACAGAGGAGAACATGCGCCAACGACTTCAATCTGACTTCCTACACCAACCTTGGGATCATCAAACAGTGGAGCAGAAGGAGAGATAGTCATGGGCAGATTTGATTATGTCTATTCCAAGATGCTAAGGCACAAAGCTCCACGCGCTACTGACTTTCAATCATGGCTTATGCAAAGCTTGACTGGTGATGTAGAGGTGATCAATCAGGCGAGAGAGAACGTAATAAAGGCGAGTGAAAACTTTCAACGACAAGACGAGCCTAGCTTTCCCAACAAGATATGTTGGTGTAATGCAACACAACAGTATGTTCAACAACGCACTGGCATCTATAAACTTACTCTCGGTATACCTAACGAACCACTCATCTGCATCTGGTGCAAGCGACCAACCACGACTGACGTATGCTCAGGCTGTGGCGGAGCAGGGACTCAACTTAACAATCAAAAGGAGAAATAAATGAAAGACTGGATAGAAGTAAAAGAACCAATGACAGGAAGAATGCGCTACCTTCGCGTCTCCTCCATAGTCAGCATATGTGACCTTGATGAAAACGATGCGCCGAGTTGCGTCCTACACATCGCTCACAGTCCGAATCAAAAACTTAACATTTCTGCTGAAGACTTCATGAACAGTCTCGAAGAAAACGATGAAGAAATTGTGGAAGAAACATGGGAAGATTCATGATCGACAACCTTCTATCCCTAAAGGACCGACTCAGCAGAATCCAATGGCCGAACGATACAACAACCATCAGCCTTGCCATTGACATAGAAGGAGACTTTCGATACTGTCTCGACTCTATCCGCTCTGTCCGCGACGACGAGACAAATCAAGTCGAAGTGATCTTGAAGATTAAACGGAGAGAAGCATGACCTTACGAGAATTCCAATCCCAACTTGAACGGTGGATCATGTCGCAAGAAGATCCAGAAGCTGTTCGTGATTACGAAATTATTTGGGCGGATTTTGGCGGCGTTCGTAATGTTGACTTCCGCACAGATCATGAAACACAGACAATCATTATGGCAGACTAATCATGACACTCCTCGAATTCCAAGCCATGATCAACGAGTATGTAAAGAAGCATCCGGAGCATCATCATATTGAAGTCGAAGATCAAGAAGGGCAGCCTCCAGACTCACTTGTCCTCACAAAGGCCATGATAACTACTGACACACAAGTTCCATATCCTGCATACTTGACTCTGCGATGAAACTAAGCCAACTCAAACTATCCGAAGCCATTATCATGATGGTGTATGCGGAGCCGAAGATCGGGAAGAGTCATTTTGCAGCAACAGCAGCGGAGACAGACAGGATTGTTATCATCACCGACCTCAACGGTATCGAAACATACGCTGGCGCAGCGATCCGCAAGCAGTTTCCCAAGCTCGATGAGAACAACATTGAAGTAGAAATCATCACAAGGGATGGCAGTCTTAGTCAAGCCAAAGCATTCCAACAAATCAACGATGTCCTTCGCGAATACTTCGAACAGAAGCTCGACAAGTTCGACACGATTGTTATTGATGACAGCAGCTTCGTCAAGAATCAGGCCCGCAACCTAGCAATCAAGATCAACGGCACATCTGGCCGCTCTTCCACCTACGACAAGGCCCTGAAGGACAACAAACCATCCTTCAACAACATCTCAGTCCTAGAAGAATCAGACTTCGGTCGTGAGATGGAGATGGTAGCGAACTTCTTCGAAGAACTGACCTCCATGTGCCGCAAGCATGGAAAGAACCTTATCGTCTGTGCCCACGAAGCACAAATCTATATCAAAAAGAAGAACGATAAGGGTAAGGATGTTCCTACTCTAGATCGTCGCACCGCAGCATTCACAGGCAAGAAGGAACCAACAGCTACATCTCGATACTTTTCGATTGTTGCAAGGCTCACAGCCAAGGGCAAAGAAGCATCTCGCCAAATCGTCTTCCAATGTAAAGCCGACGACATCGTAGACGCTGGCGATCGTTTCGGAGTCCTGAACACTTACGAATACAATCTCACATGGAGGCAACTTAAGGAGAAGGTCGCAGCACAAGTCGCAGCAGTAGAGCCAGTTCGAATCAAGAAAGAAGAATCACCCACACCATCCACTCAAGCATAACCAAACTACTCATGGCAATTTTCAATCCATCCGCTTCAAAGTTCGACACAACATTCTTTGTCTGCCCAGAAGGCACGCATCGCTTTAAGATTCAAGGCTTCAAGATGCGACTCGGCAAATGGGGCACAGGTAAGATGCTCTTTATTGACGTAAGCACTCGGATCGAAGGTGGCGGCGCAGATCTTGATGGCAAGATGGTCACTATCAGTCAACAACTGGGCAACACTGATCCAGACAACGATCGCTTGCCACTGGACGAAACTGGCGCACCGATCTACGACTTCAAAACCATCGCCACAATCGCCCACGCCGCACTTGGCTATGGCAATAACGACAAAGCCGAAGACAAACGCTTTGAACAGCAGGAATCAGACTTCATGTCCTCATTATCCTTTGATGATGAGACACTTGAACTGCCCGGCGCAGGTTGGGAACGTCTCAAAGACTGTTCCTTCAAGGCCACCGTCGTCCGCAACGCAGACAGGAAAGACCCGAACAAGATCTACGCCCGATTCAACTACATCTCACCAGTGAATGGTTAAGATGTAAAAAAGGGCTCTCACATAACACATCGTGAAACCTTCAAGTCTTTCGTCACTAGTCATGACAAACAAGAAAGATGACGTAACCACATGTTCCCTGTTATGAACCTCAACTGGCGTTTGGCACATGGTTGAAGGCACCCATGAGGGTTTCCTGTATGTTCTCCGCCGATTAGGTAAAAGGCGCATGATTTCCGCTTCGCAGCAGCGCCTCCAGTTGAGGGAGAGAGCCCTTTGTTGTTCATTAATGTACCAAAGTCAATCCCGAGTCATCCAAGGTAAATGACAGACGGAGAGATGGCCTTCTTATCTAGTTACTGCCGCTCAGACTGACGGTATGGAGTTATCATACTAGGTCTGCAATATTGTGGGATTAAACCAGATAGATAAGATGAATGTGCGGCTTTGATGGAAAAGGCAATGAGAGATTAATCATCTCGAATGCGTAAACTGCGGGTTCGACTCCCGCCCGCACAGCTTTGCACCACAACTTTCACTTCATTACTACAACTATGATTCACGACGGAAACGTATTCAATCGAGTCAACGACATTTGCGACGGACTTAAAGCCAAGATCGAACGAAAGATCAAGCCTCTCACATGGACTTATCACTCAGATCGAGAGGAGTTCTTTATCTCCTACGACGGCAGATTGCTTAGAGTTATTAAGTACAAAAATCTACTTAGTGAAACCGCAGTGGAACGAGAAATTAACTCTTTATACCAAGACTTTCTCGACCGATGAACTACAACCCTTCACTATTCACAAGGAGAAAGAATGCAGGAAAAGGTTGCTGTTAGTTGTTTGATTTTTGGATTCGCTTGTTTGATCTTGGCCGTATCCTATGCAATAGGCACAGAAACATACTGCGCAGATCTAGCAGAAAGGCGTGCGAGATGGGGAGGAAGATTTGTATTATCTTCTCCGGTACTTTTCGTACTTGGCTTCTTACTGCTAACTTGGCAAGCAGAATGAACTACAACCTCCCCACTTTCAAACACCCCACCATCACCACAAACATTCAATCCATCCTCCATGAGCATCTCCCGACAGAACATAACAGTCTCCTTGGGGAGATTGAGGCGATCACCGGACGACTTGCCGACCTTACAGCGGCGAAAGAGTACCTTGAAAAAGTTGCGGAAGCATGTGAGATACGCATTACTGTTGATTGACGAAGAAGATAAAACACAGTTCGTCAAAACCTATCTTCGCAAGCCAGCAATGGAGCAAGAATATCGAGAGATGAAGAACAATGGTACATCACATCTCAAACGCGCCAAAATCGAGATCGTTATCACGAAGGTGTATCCATGATTAAGCTTCAAGGCTATGCTTATGCTTTCATAGCAGAGAAGCTTGAAGGCGGTGACGTAGATATATATAAAGACGATGACTCTGAAATGGGCGTTATAATTAGAGCTGATCAACTAGACAAGCTCATCGCCTTTCTTCAAAAAGTTCAAGAAGAAAACAAGAAGGAGAATCTGTGAATACAATCATAGGTGAGTTGTTATGTACAAGAGAAGATGAAGAGGGCTTCGCACACATCGCTGACTGGAACTCTGGCTCAGAAGTTTGGATACCAAAACAGCACATCGAAGCCGTCATCACCTTCCTAACCAAAGTCAAAGAGGAGAACGAGCGTTCTCTTAGCAGTACCAACAATCAACCATAAGGAACCAATCATGCCCATCACCAACGAAGACATCATGAAGAAGCTCGAAGAGATTCAGGCATCTGTAAAGCAAGTTAACGAATCAGTTATGACTTACTTGCTTGACGAAACAGTCACGTCTTCTCAACCTTTCGCAGTTACGCCAGTCGGGTCGATTAGTGAAATCGAAAGGTGGATTAAAGAAGAAAAGGCTTCTCAGGATCTGCCTGCCAACAACACTCCACCTGTCCCGCCTGAATTCCAAGTTGGCAAGCTTGTCTATCTCGCCCATGATCCAGAGAAGCGCCAAGTTCCAATCACGCAAATCGGTGACGGTATTGTCCATATCGACCTAACCGACGACCTAAAGTCCTTCATCAACAACCCTGACCATGGCGGATGGTTCTATCCCAGCAGCCTTATTCTTGTCAACTAATCCATGCCACTATTCCCAATCGGAAAGCAAGTCCTAGTTCAGCTCATCCCTGTTTCATCCATGTTCACCGCCAACATCCATCGACCTGATACATTAACCAAGCAAAGCAATCAAGGAATCGTCAAAGCAATAGGTCCAGATGTCGAGCACGTTCAAATCGGCTGGTATATCTGCTTCGAAGAGATGCGCGGATTGAATGTCGAAGACAAACATGGCAAGTACCATCTGGTCAACGAAGACGATGTAGAGTGTCGGATCGAGATTGAGCCGGAGATTATTCCCGGCCTTTGGCACATGGACGAACAAGGAGATCGCTTCGAAGCAACAACTGACTCCATCTTCTCCTGCATCATCGCGCATTTCGAATCGAAGCCAAGGATCGTACAATCAGTCAAGGAGAGTCGATGAGGAAGATCACACAGATCGCAGTCAGTCCTGACACCAAAGCCACATTCCCCTGTCTCTACGCAGTCTGTGATGACGGCACAGTTTGGTTCATGAACCTTGAACGATCGCGAGGCGTGTGGGAAAGAGAGGAGCCAATCCCTCAAGACAAGGAGAGTCAATGAGAATAGTTCAATCTCTATTCGATGATCTCTCCCTATTTCCAGCAGCGAAGAGAGATGTGATTATCGCGCAAGACAACAAAAAAGATAACATTTTGTTGCAATTTGAGCACATAGATGATCTCATTGCTGCGTTGCAAGAGTTCAAAAGGATAAGATCATGATCCACTTCATTAACTACAAACTCACTTACGACTATCACGGGAAGATTGGCATATCGGCAGACAGCAGTGCAGAGGCAGAGGAGATTGTCAAGCTTATGAAAGTCACAGAGTTGCGCGAACTCTCATCTGAATCCGAACACCGTGTCACCGCCAAAGCCGACCGCCCTGTTGATCTGCGCCAACTCACCTTGTTCGAGGACGAGACAAGTCCATGACAGATCCAAGGATTCCCGGTGTACCAAAGGCAGATTGGGAGCCAATTCAAAACAGCTACAACCTCCTCCTCAATCTTCCCGACTTCCAACTAAGAGCCCTTGCGCAGATTTATCTCAACACACCTGCCAAGGCAACTCTATGGCTTTCTTATTCAGACGCGTATCGCATCACCCTTGTTTCATACTATCATCCCAACAGTCCCTCGTCTGTCTACCTGCCATACCTCTACGACTACGCACTCTGCGTACTCAATGGAATCACACCGGAGAATCCGATGAATTTTAGCGACCTTAATATCTATTTTCTCAATGACCCGCAGTATGGCGGTGCAGCGGAATACCAATCCCCTACTGCACTTGGCACAGACAACTATCCAGCACTTGCCGCAATCCTCAATGCAATAGAAGACACCGGAAAAGGCGGCGTCATCATGATCCCCCCATCTCCATACGGCTACTACTTCTCTACCTTCCCCAACATTCGCCTCGATTACACAAAGATCATGGGCTTCGGCATTGGTGCCACGCGCATTGTCTACGAGCCTGAAGATCCCGGCGAGAACGCGGCGTTTAAATTCTACTCGTCCGGCGCGACAACTCTTGTCGGATGTGAGATCGGCAACTTCACTCTCGAAGGATTCAACCCCGATCTCCTCTCCCTTTCCGCCAAGAACAATCGCCATAAAAAGATCGGCATCCTAACCGAATGTGTCTCGCACCTCACCATTCATCCGATTCAGATCAAACTATGGAACACTGGCTCCGCAGTCTATGGCGTAGAGGGCGGTAGTGAAGGCATTACCTCGCGCGGCAAAGAATTCATCCGCGTCGTCAATCCATACATCATCGCCGACCGACCACTTGTATTCGAAGCCAACACCCGCGAACCATCCTCCTTCGACGTTGACGAATACAATATTTCAGACTTCGACTTTCGTATGCCTATCGCCCCAGACAAATACGCAGACGAGGCCGCCATCACATTCGTCGGTGACCTCGATGTACATGAATTAAAAACCACAGGCAAATCCAACATCGCAGGTGGCAGTGGGAATGTATACTGGAACAATAGCGCAGGCACTCATGCGTGCAACAATGTGACCTTCAGTGGATGGCGAGCGGAGCAACAGAGCGGTGCTATGAAGAATATTGATCTACGCTTCAACGTCCCTAACCCACTCTTCGGTCTAGTGATCGACGACGTAACAATGAGTCGCGAAACAGCCGGAATCTATCTCGACGGGTGCCGCGCAAAGATCAGCAATTCATTCTATCCACGATTCGCAGATCAAGACGCAGGACTTCTTGGGATCGAAATCGGCCCACTCGCTGCCGAGTCTAGCGAAACAATCATTGACAACTTTCTCCTCCCCGACACCAACACAGTTGACTCAGCCATTCTCTACGACTGGGGCACCAAGACAGTCCAATTTACCACCGCAGATGAACAAACCGGATTCAATCAACTCGCGAGTCGGATGACGATTCGATGATCATGCTGTAACCATCATTGCAATCTGGTCGGCGCAGTTCGGTCCCCAAGCCAATCTCTGTCTTCTCACTACGATCTTGCCCGACGCCAGACCGGCCCGCTTCTGGGCCGGGGCTGCGCGGTTGCAGTTTGCTCCCCTATCCCAACCACCAATAAGGAAAAGGTTATGAGAATTATAGACCAAAATGACGAACAAGATCGCAGAGTCATCACAGTAGAGTTTGACAGCGTAGATCTTATGAAGCTGCATCGAAGAACCTTAGCAAGGTTTCACAATGTTCTACACGACATGCTAAACGAACTCTATCCGGAAGTAGATGAAGATGATAAGCAAGAAGAAAGTCAATCACATCGGTCCACTTGATGCCTCGATCTTCATCCTCGGAAAAGCGCCCGGAGCAGACGAGGATCATTATGGCATTCCATTTGTAGGCCAAATCGGTAAGTTTCTCGACCATTGCCTTTCTCTCGCCGGAATAGATCGAGAATCCTGCCGCATCGGAAATGTCTGCAACTACAAACCAACAAGAAACATCTTCGCAATTCTGAAAGACTCTGATCAACTAAAGGAATCTCATGCCGAACTCTCTGCTTACTTGGAAACGTACAGACCTCGCATTATCATCGCTCTTGGAAATGAAGCTTTGCGATATCTTAGACATCACGATGGAATCTCTAATTGGCGAGGAAGTGTCTTACCATATTCACATAATTCATTCATCATACCGACCTACCACCCTGCTGACGCCATCCGAGACGGAACCTTCGCCCCACAAGTTGTCTTCGATCTCACCAAGGCCAAGCGAGTTTTAGATCATGGCTACACCAGACCAGTCCATGACTTCGTAATCGACCCGCACCCTGATCAACTCGAATCAATCCTAGAAGAGGTGCGCAATGCCCCGTTCATCGCCGCCGACATTGAAACAGGAATGTCAACGTCTTATGTCAAGTGTTTCGGCTTCGCAGTCAGTTCAAACAGAGCCTTTACCTTCCGAAATCATTACGATGTTGGTATCGAGCAATCTTTTTCCAAGATGGTATCTGCTGTTATATCAGCAGCCAAGGAGATCGTCTACCACAACGGCAGCTACGACACCTCGCAACTAAGAGACAATCATGTCGAATACGCAGAAAGGCTTGACTATGACACCATGCTCGCCCAGCGAGTCCTCGAACCTGACCTTCCAATCGGTCTCGCCTTCTGTGCCTCTATCTACACCGACGAACCGTACTACAAAAACGACGGAAAGGAAACAGGCAAGCGCATTACGTGGGAGAAACTTGCACCGTACAATTGTATCGACTGTATTGTTACATGGCAGACGAGGGTTGAGCAAGAAAAGATTTTCGCGCTGGATAGTATTCTCGATACTGACAGGAAATTCATATTCAGCCGTATACCCCTTATGCAAGAATTTCAGCGCAATGGGATGCTGGTTGATGAAGAAAGAAGGGATACGCTTCGCAGATCGACACAGGCCAAGCTATCACAATCAGAAAGGATTGTTAACATATCCACCGGCTACTCTCTTAACTTCCGAAGCTCTAAGCAAGTAAAGTCGCTTCTTTACGACATTCTAAAACTACCGATCAGAAAGAAGCGAAACGCAAGTGGCGAAGAAGTAATCTCCGCCGACGAAGACGCAATTGTCTCCCTTATCCAATACGTTCAAGGGCAAATAGATGACAAAAAGACAAATACGGGTAGAGATCCGTGGCTCCTTCGACTTTATGCCCTCAAGAGTATCCTCGATATTAGAGGCAATGAGAAGCTTATTTCTTCCTACTTCGATGCAGCATCATCCGCCGACGGACGCATACGTTCCTCCTACTATCCTGCTGGAACAGACACAGGAAGATGGAGTTGTGGTACTTACGTTGACGGAACAGGATTGAATGCGCAAACACTCCCAAGACTTGAAATCGAAATCACTACTCAACAGGAGGCATGAATCATGGCTGGATCATTCAACCATCTAGTTGACGAGGATGGTACGTATCACTCAGATAATGTAGAGAACATGAAGGATTGTGGCGAGGCACTACGAGATTGCTGGCGAATCATCTATGCTTTAGCAAAAGGGAACTCAAAGAAGATCTCAAAGGTTTGTCAAGAAATAGGAACCGTAGATCCTTGGAGCGAAGAGTACGGCGAAGCAAGAAAGAAGAAGATGCAACCTCTTAAGAAGGATGTATGGTGAACGCGCAGAAAGGAATGATAATCACACAGACTTTACCTCGACTGGATATGGAGATTCATGAAAATTGTCCCGACGAAAGAGAAGCTGTCATCCTTGCAGCTAACGCTGTTTGAAAAGAAACAACAAGATCGGTGGATTTGGCGAGATATTATAGCTCAAGCTAGAGGTCAAGCTCTCGAAGATCCGCATGATCTCTGGGGTCATTGGGGTAGCGATGAGGAACTCGATGACCTACGTTATGGTCGCGGCGAATACTAATCCTTCCACGACTGGAGATAGAGATAGACGATGAGGTTCAATAACTTAACAGACGAACAACTCAACAAACTAGTTCAGCAGTTTGAGTCAGCTATCGCTCTTGCCAATAACACTGGAACGGTTCATTTCGCCCTCGACGCTCTCAACGAAGTACAAGGCGAGATTAATCGAAGACAAGAGTTGAGGCTCAAGCAAGAAGTTCCAAGTTGGTGGCAAGGCTTGTTGAGATGAGCGCTCTCCCAATCCAATCTGCAAAGAAAAAAGCCGCTATTCGATCCTTCATCACTTGCGCCCCCGCCAACGTACTCATCGAACTCGACCTCAGCGCAGCAGAAAGCTGGTGCGTAGCTCATCTCGCGAATGATCAGAACATGATTCAGCAGTTAGAGCTAGGACAGCTTCATCAGTATTCTGCGCGGATGATCTTCCGCGATCCATCAATCACCAAGGCGAACAAGACCGAGTACTACATCGGCAAACGAATGAACCATCTTTGCGGTTACCGTGGCAGTCCTGAGATGCTAACAACAACAATCAACAAAGATGGCGAGATCACAGTCGCACTAAGACAGATCAAAGTCTACCACAAGCTCTGGCACTCAACCTACAACATCACAAATTGGTGGGCCGACATTGAGCGACGACTGCGAAATAACGATGGAACGCTCATTACTGCTTACGGAAAGAAACGGAAGTTCTGGGGTTTTTTTAATAGCGATCTACTTAAGGCCGCCACAGCCTTTGAGCCTCAGAGTCTGGTGTCATATCATATGGACGGTGCTGTCCATCCTGACATCGGCATTCCGGGAGGCTTACTCGAAATCCAAAGACAAATCACAATCCCATATCCATCTATCAGACTCATTAACACATCACACGACAGCGTCCTCATCGAATGCCCTCGGCCCATCTCACTGGAAATAGCCCTACGTTGTAAAGCCTTACTTACTCGGCCATTGATGATTCATGGCCAGACCTTTACTATCCCGGTGGATTGTGAGCGATACGATAGAAGATGGAAGGAAGACGGAGAGCGACTTGTCGGTGAACGGTTCGAGAGCATTGGTCATTGAGAAGCCGAAGCGACGACTGGATGATTGGATTACAAGCTATATCGAATGGGTGACGCCGAGAGTGCGAGTGCCGCCACAGTACACTGCATGGTGCAGCATCTTTGCCCTTTCAACTGCACTCGAAAGAAAGGTCAAGATCCCCCGCAAGTATCTTGGCGGATTCGACTGCGATCCATTCCTTTTCATCATGCTCATCGGTGACCCCGGCATCGGCAAGGGCACATCCATGAGTCAAGTGAAGCATCTTCTCTACCGCGTCGGATGTCTGAATCGAGGCGAGAACATTTTTACGAAGGAACGACTGTTTCAACAACTCGTCGAACTCCCTCGTTCATCAGTGTATCTCATCCTCGGCGAATTCGCAGACGTTCTACAGAAGAACAAGAATGATGTCTTTGACCTGTTGTTGACGCTCTACGACGGCACCGACGAGATCAGCGAAGGCACACGTATGCGATCCAAGGAAATTGCTGTTCGGCCTTGTCTCAACTTCATCGCTGGAACAACCTCTGCATGGATCATTGAGAACATTACCTCTGGAATTATCGGAGGTGGACTCCCATCACGCATAAGTTGGGTCTACGCTGACTCCGACGAAGCTGGCCCCATCAAAGTCTTCTACGACGAAGATGTAGAATCCGATGCATTCGACGCCCTTGAAGACGATCTAGTCCATGACCTTGAGATCATTGCGAACATGGAAGGGGATATGAAGCTTACTCGTGGAAGGGTTCGCAACAGCATGGACCCTGACCTTGCCAAGTACGGTGACGAAAACGCAGGCGCATGGTTCGAATCATGGTGCCAGTCGAATCGTCTCACTGTTGAAGACCCGAATATGCAGAACTTCTTCGCCCGCAAACGTACACATCTGCATAAGATCGCGATGATCCGATCAATCTCATTACGAGATGACATGGTAATCACCATCGCAGACTATGAATTCGCAATCAACGCAGTTGAAAAGACAGAGAAAAAGGTCCATAAAGTCCTTGGTCGCATGGGCAAGAACATCTATGTCGAAGACACGATGCGGATTCGGACATACATTACAGAGAACGGACCAGTAGATGATGAGGAGATTCGCCAACGATTCGAGTCCGCCGCTGAACCTCGCAAGCTCGACGACCTCATTCGAGGCATGGAACTCGCAGGCATCATCGCTAAGATGCCAACTCATCTCCTACCTGACGGAAAGAAGCACAAAACATTCTGGGTACTTCGCGATGCACTAGAGGGGATTATGAAATCACTACCGAGGCCAGCATGATAGACAGAAAAAAGCGCATTGAGGATTACGATGAAGAGAAATCGAAACCTCACTATCTCTTTCACGAAGATGGTACTCCTCATTACAGAAAGGCCGAGACAGGTTGTTGCGATGGGTTTGGGGAAGTATGCGAAGCATGTGGCGGCTTCTGTCATTACCAACCTGTCTACGGTGGTTATTACTACAAATGCGAAGACTGTTTAAAGACACAATAAGAAAAACAAAAAGGCCCGATCATCCAATCACTCGGATGTCGGGCTCTTTTCTTCCTTCGCTCGGCTTCTCTAGTCTTTGATGCCTTTGTACAGCTCCATCGCCTGCCGCGCAGTAAGTATTCGCAACGCCACC